ATATGTATTTTTAGGAAGTATTTATTCTAAAAAAATTATCGGTATGCCAGAAATGTCTGCATTATTAGATAAAGAATTAGAAAATGCTCCGCATAGAATAAAACCAAAAGATGTTATTTCTGGACTTGCAAGATTAGATAAATTATATAATTATTGTTCTTCTCAAGAAATAAATATTATTAGTATTGGTCATGAACATATTTTAAAATTTGACGAAGGAGAAATAAAAGTAGATATTGGTCCTGTTGCCTATAAAAATGGTAAATACTTTTTATTTTATCCGGTATTTGATCAAAGCTTTAATCAAGAAAAATGTGATAGCGATATAAAATGTAGTCTTGATTGGAAAGCAGCTTATGATGCTTTTGATTTTCAATTAAGCGGCGTTATGTTTTATTATCCAAAAACTAATAATACTTTTATTGCTTATCGTGATATAAGTTCTATCGAACGATTAAACTTTATTGCTAATAATGTATTAAAAGGTATTTCTAATAATATTTATTTCCCGGTACGAGAAGAATCGAGCAAGTGTCGATTTATCCCTGAGATATCTCGCACATTTACGGGTAAATAAATGCCATACGAAATAGACGGATGTAAATATAAAACAAAAGCTTTGCGTGATACACATATTCTCTGGAAAGAATATAAAAAGAAAAAGCTTATTAAAAATTTTGAACTTCCACAAGTAAAGGATAAAGTTAAGAAAAGCCGTTACTTTTCTTACAAGCCTATTGTCGATGATATTAAATTCGATAGCTTGATGGAAGCAAGTTATTATATTTACTTAAAAGAAAAACTTAAAAACAAAGAAATCGCAGGATTTGAAAGACAAGTAACCTATGAACTACAACCAGGCTTTAGAAAAAATGGAAAGAAAATTTTGCCGATAAATTATATTGCTGATTTTGTCGTAGTTAATCTTGATAAAAGTATACGAGTTATCGATATTAAAGGTAAGGTTACTGTCGATTTCAATCTCAAGAAAAAACTTTTTGAATATAAGTATGAAGAGTTAAGACTTGAATGTCTTCAATTCCATGATGGTCAATGGATGTCTTTAGACGAAATTAAAAAAGCAAAAAGGAAAACTAAAAAGAAAAAATAATGTCCGATCATAAAATATTAGATGGACAAAGAGAAGCATGGGAAGAAGTAGATTCTTTAGTTTTAGAATGTCAAAGTATTAATACTGAACCAAGACGACGTGATGAATTATTAGAAGAATTACTTATAAGATTTGAACCATTTTTAAATATGTTTAAAGACCTTTTATTAGAAGATAAGGTTTATTTAAATAACAAAGTTTCAAGAGAATTTATTGGTTTATATATTGCTAATAAAAATTTGCGAGGAAAAGTATTTAAAAATTGGCATCTTAACAAAGATGAATTTGCAGAAGTTAATAGGAGTTTAAGTCTCATAAGAGACAATTATGCAAAACAATGTGATGTCGATCAAGATTTAAAAACATTGTTTTCTACTATGGTTATGAAATATAAAAAAACTAATCGTAGTTTTAACGCATATTTAACTTATGTATTTCGATATGAATTATTTAGATTTATCCAGGCACATCTAAAAGATAGGCTTAATAATGCTTACGATCGTTCTGATATGAATGATATTGGCGTTAGTAATATGTCGTCACTAACATTACATAAAGCCGATTTACTTGATCAAATTGTCGTAGACGATAATGGTAGCTTTAGTGAGCTGTGGATAAATGGAGAAGTTTGTAACGATCTTTTCTCAAATCTTACTAGCACAGAAAGATTAGTCTTGTCTATGTTATATGCAGAGAATGCCAAACCTGTTGAAGTAGCTAAAGCTTTAAATGTCGATATCGTAACGTATCGAAAGATTAGAAGAACAGCTCTTAATAAGTTAGAAAAATTAACAGGAAAAGATATTAATCGTAGAAAAAAAAGAAACGAGTAGCTTTTGCTACTCGCTTTTTTTATGTTCATATGTTATAATATATATGAAAGGAGTGCTTATTATGATTACGAAAGATAAGTACAGATCTCATTTAAAAGTCGATAATTTGGTTGCACAAATTTTGGAATTTAAACAAATTCCATTAGACGATGCATATAATATTTTATATGATCAAGATAAAATAATTAATATCGACGAAAAACAAGAGGTTATTAATATTAACGAAGCAGCGTCCTTATTCGTTAAATATTTAAAACAAGGGCGCGATATTTTTGTTTATGCTGACTATGATGTAGACGGCATGACAAGCGGAACTATAATGAAAAAATTTTTATCGCAATTTAAAAATTATAGTGAAGTGTATTTCCCGGAAAGAAGCGACGGATACGGCTTAAGCATTAAATTTATCGAAGAAATAAATGAACGATACAAATGTCAATTAAAGCCATTAATTATGACTGTCGATAACGGAATAACAAAAGTCGAAGAAGTAGAACTTTGCAATAAATATAATATTCCAATAATCATAACAGATCATCATTTGCCACAAGAAACATTGCCAGATACAATTATTGTCGATCAGCATATCACAGAAAATAATCATTGGGCAAAAGATTTATGTGGTGCAGAAATTGCATATTATTTCTGCCGGGCAATAGAACGTCAGTTAGGATATAATTATTATTTCTCAGACAAGCTGATATATTTAGCAGCTATTGGTGCTATATCTGACGTAATGCCTATGGCGAGTATTGTAAATCAAGCTATCGTACAAAAAGGCTTTAAGCAAATAAATAATGGAAACATACCGAATACTTTAAGAGAATTCATTAAAAATATGGGTTCTCCTAAAATGAATAGTGAATTTATTTCTTGGGATTTAGCACCTAGACTTAATAGCTGTGCAAGACTATTCGATATAAAATCTTCGATCGAGTTATTAGATATAAGTGAAGATGCTGAAGATGTTTGTCAAAATGTAGAACGATATAATAATCTTCGAAAAGAATTAACAAAAGAATATACCGATATCATTAAGAAAAAATATAGTGAATCTTATGACGAAGATTGTGCAATAGCTCTCGTAGCCTTAGATGATGCACCTGTCGGAATATTAGGTATATTAGCTGGTAAGTTAGAAAATTATAGCGGGCTTCCTTCGTTTGTCGGAATAGACGATCAAAAAGAAGTAATTCATGGATCTGCTCGAAGTAATTCATATCCGTTAAATATTTTATTAGCTGACGATGAAAACGTTCATTCATTTGGTGGTCATGCGGCAGCATGTGGTTTTTCTATTTATAATGATAAAGTCGAAGAATTTAAAAAATCGTTAACCGATAAAATAAATAAATTTGTTAGTAAATCTGTTGTCGAATCTGTACGTTCTAAGCCAGATGAACTTATTTATCTTACTTTATCAGATTTAACAAAAGAAACGTTTAATTCATTTTACTTGTTTGCATATGACAACGTATCTTTTTTTAAACCAAAAATCTGTATTAAAGATTTAACGATTACAGTAATATCTGCAAGTAAAAATAATGAATTGAATGTTAAATATACGTTATTCGATGGTAATAAACAAATTGATTTTTGGCATTGGGGTGCTGGAAATCTTGGATTTAAACAAGGAGATAGAGTTAGAATTATAGGAGATATCACTAAAAACTTTATGAAGCCTAAATTATACACTCTAAAAATAGACAGCATTATTAAGGAGGAATAATAGTGTTTACACATTTACATGTACATACAGCATATAGCTTTTTAGATGGCTACTGTCATATACCTAAATTAGTATCGAGAGCAAAAGAATTAGGTATGACAAGTTTAGCTATTACTGACCATAATCATATGGGCGGCATTTATGAATTTCAAAAAGAATGTAATAAACAAGGCATTAAACCTATTCTTGGTTATGAGGGTTATCAAACATGGAATTCCGAAGAATTAGCTAAAGATGTCGATACTCGATGGGCTAATGCCGCTACCGATGCTTTTCGTGAAGGCATAGTTACTGAAGAAGAAGCACAAGCTGTTATCACGAAGAAAAAGGGTTTTAAAGGAATTAAAGAAGTCAAAGAACGCATCAAACCTTTTATATATGATACACGTCAATATCATTTAATTTTATTGGCTATGAATCAAACAGGTTTGAATAATCTAATAAAATTACAAAGCGAAGCGGCTAAAGTTTGCACGTATAATGGACGATTCTTATTCGATATGGGAATGCTTCGTAAATATAACGAAGGTGTTATCTGTACGACAGCATGTGTTGCGAATATGGCAGCTAAAACTTTAAATAGCGGCGATAAACAATTAGCTGAAACTATATTATTAGAGTATAAAGACATCTTTAAAGATAGATTTTATTTAGAAGTTCAACCTAATGATTTTGATGATCAAATCAACGTAAATAATTTTTACATTGAAATGCACAAAAAACATGATATTTCTTTAGTTGCAACCAGTGATGTTCATTATGTTTTAAAAACAGATAACAAAGATCATGATGTATTAGTTTGTATTGGTACAGGTACAGATATATTTGATTCTAAACGAATGAGATATGATCATAATTATTGGTTAAAAAGCGAAGAAGAAATGCAAGACGACTTCAAAAAAATCCTTAACAAAAGTGAAAAGGTTAAAGAAGTCGCACTTGAAAAATATGCTTTATATTTAGAAGCAATGAAAAATACTCAAGTAATTGCTAATATGATAGAAGATGTAACTCTTGGAAGCAAAACTCCGTTAATGCCTAAACTTCCTGGTTCTAATAATACTAAAAAAGAATTACGTGAACTTGCCTATAAAGGTTTATATGAATTAGCTAAACGTTATAAATATATTGCTGATGATATTGTTAATTATGAAAAACGATTAGCTTACGAATTAAACATTATTAACTATAAAGATTTTGCCGATTACATGCTTATTGTTCGTGAATATCTTAATTGGGCTGATAATAACGGTATAATGACTGGTCCAGGACGCGGATCTGCAGCTGGTAGTTTAGTATTATTATGTATCGGTATTACAAAAAATGTTGATCCAATTAAACATGATTTATTGTTTGGTCGCTTTTTAACAATTGATAGAACTGGACTTCCTGACATCGATTCGGACGTGTCGTACTTTGGTCGCGATAAAGTAATTCAGCATATTAAAGATTTATATGGTGAAAATAACGTAGCACATATTGGTACATATACACAACAAGGTGTTAAATCAGGATTGAAAGATGTTGGCCGAGCATTAAAAGTTCCTTTTGATAAGATGAATTCTTTAAGTAAAGAAATCGATAAATTTGAAGGTTCTGTTCCTCCGCAACCTAAGTTTAAAGATTATGATTCTTTAAAAGATGGAAATGAAACTGAAAAATCTTTATATGTTAAATGGAAAAAATTAGAAGCAGAGAATAAAGAAATCTTTAGATTAGCTAGAGCATTTGAAGGTCTTAAACGTAACTTTGGTGTTCATGCTTCTGGCGTATTAGCAATGCCATGCCGTGTCGATGATTATTTCCCGACACGTACCGATGATAATGGTATAATGATTACATTATTCACTGGTGTTGAATGTGAAGAATTGGGCACGGCAAAATTCGATGTTCTCGGATTAAAGACATTATCAATTATTGAAAAAACATTAAGTCATCTTGGTAAAGATGTTAATTGGTTATATGATAATTTTGATATTGAAGATAAAAAATTATATGATTTATTAGCTCAAGCAAAATCTGACTGTATATTTCAATTAGAATCTGATATGTTTAAAGATTATCTTCAAGAAATGAAACCGACATGTTTTGATGATATTGCTGCAACAACTAGCCTACTTAGACCAGGACCTCTTAGTGCAAATATGCATCATCAATACGCTAATCGTAAGCATGGCAAAGAAAGTTCTACTGTTCCTTTGTGCGGTATTGAAAATATTCTTAATAATACTTATTTTGTAATTCCGTATCAGGAGCAAATGATGATGATTTCTAAACAAGTTTCTGGATTTGATGATAACCAAGCAGATTCTCTTACTAGGAAAATTTTCGCAAAAAAACAAGTCGACAAAATGCCAATGTTAGAACGTTGCCATATATATGGCAAGAAAAATTGTGAAGGCCCTGAAGGTTGGGAAGATAATAATGAATTGCCATGGTATGATCCTAAAGGTAAGTATGGTCCTGAAATTAAAGGTGCATTAGTTAATGGTTATACTGAAAAAGAAATGAAAGATTATTTTGAATTAATACAAGGATATTCTTCGTATCTTTTTAATAAGAGTCACGCCGTAGCTTATTCATTTATTAGTATGCTAACAACATGGCTTAAATTATACCATCCTGTAGAATTTTATTCTGCATTTTTATCTATGCAAGCGACAGAGGATTTATTACGTTATATACCTATGATAAGAAAGGAAGGTATCGATGTTAAAGTTCCGAACGTCAATATATCTAATACTGATTTTACTCCTGATGGAAGCAATATCTTATTTGGTCTTGGGTCCATTAAAGGAGTGGGTGAATCTTCCATTCCTGCAATAATTGAAAATAGACCTTATTCTTCATTAGAAGATGCTCTTAATAAAATTGGTAAAAAATCTTTTAATAAAAGAGTTGGTGAAGCCCTAATAATGTCTGGTGCTTTTGACACATATAAAAATAATCGTAACGAACTATTAAATGAATTTCATGAAATTCGTAAAGATAAAAAAGAAGATATTTTAGATGTGAACGATTATAACGAAGAAGTTATTATGGACTACGAAATGAAATCGTTAAGCTGTCCTGTTACTTGTACTCCAGAATGGTTTGATTATGAAGATAATTCTAAAGTTCATGATGTTCCGATCATGATAACCAAGATAGATGAACGAAAAGATAGTAAAGGGAACCTTATGGCATTCTGCGAAGGAGATGTCGGCGGTGGTGTTATTATAGACTTAGTTATCTTTAGTTCTATATACTTATCAAATATAGGAATTATCCGTGCGGGACACGTAGCATTATTCACCGGAGAAAAACAATCGAATTCAAAATTAAAAGTTAAAAAAGTAAGCTTGTCTTAATGACAAGCTCTTTTTTTTAGTTGTAATATAATTTTATGAATTAGATATTTTTTTATAAAATTAACGAAAAGGACATTTAATTATGGCTGATATAAAAGGTAAAATTCTTGTCGAGAATGGTACCGGCGGTAAGGATTTATTTAATACTCAAACTACTGCCGAACAAGTTATTTTTAAAGATGACGAAACTCTCGAACAAAAATTTAAAAAATGGATTCCTAAACATAGTATCTTAGCTGATCGCGCAGGCGTAGCCGATCGAAGTGATTTAAGCGAAGACACTCGTAAGTTTATGGGCCATCCTGTCGAAGATTTTTTATTGAGAGATGAATTATTAACGACATTAACTAAAGCCGCAGAAACTAATTGCTGGAAACAAAGCGTTAGTACTGTGCAAGATTTATTTACGACTTATCCTGATGCAGTACTCGGAGATATTGCTGCTGTAAACGGTGGCGATACTGCCGGATCTATTTATCGTTTTAATGGTACCGATTGGGAGATTTTAGTAAAGAATGGTAAGAGTGTTCTACCTAATGCAGTTGTTGATAAAATTAATCAGAGCATTGTTCTTCAAAAAATAGAATTTGGTTCTAATAAGTGGACTAAAAATGGCACTGACGATTATCAACTCGTATTAGAAGTGCCAAATGCAGAAGTATTAAAAGTTATTATTTATGATGGGCAAGTTAAGAAAACATCGACGATAACTGCTGAATATACTGATACTCAAATTTTATTGAGAAGTGTTTATCCTGAACGTGGATATGTTTTATACTTTAATTCAAACACTAGCAATGTTATTGAATATGGTGATACTGTATGATTCAAAAATTAATTCAGCAAATTGGATTGCAATCTATCAACAAAAAGATAAATGAATTCGAGGCTGAAATTAATAGGTTAAAAAATTTATCGAAAGCAATTCCTAATAAAAATAATATTGCAAAATATATTAGTGATGCTGCTGAAGATATAAAGGCTGCTATTAATAAAGCCAAAGAAAATATTTTAAATATTTCTAATTTTATAAAAGAAAAACTGTTATTATATTATACTAAAACAGAAAGTGATAATCTTTTTGATAAAATTACAGATTTAAATAATTTTCTTATTAAAGATCAACAAATAACTTTAGATAAAAATTTAAACGTTGGAAAATCTATCGAATTAAATAATTTATCAGGCCCAGTCATTACTTTTCCTGACGGCTCTTTAGAAATAAGACCTGGCATTTTAAAAATAGTTAATAACGGTAAGAGTGTTTTTGAAATTAGAGACAATACTGTTTATAACAATGGTCAAGAAGTCGTTACCGGTATTTCAAGAATAAGTCCAGGAGCATGGGTGGAATTACCAAATAGTCGGAATCTTGCAGTCGGTCAATCTGTAAACTATAGCTCTGCTATAAATGACGACGCAAATCAAATGCTTATCCTAATGAAATATACAGATAGGAAAGATAATGACCATATATTTATAGATCATTTATTAATAGAATTGTCTTTGGGCGTTCCTAATTGTAAAACAAATTATTACAATATTAATTTAAAAGACAATATGATAAAATTAGAATATTCCAAATGGAATGGATCTATTTATAAGGTATTTTACCGATAAGGAGGCTTTATGAAAAGAATACAAGAACAAGCTACGTCGGTAAAAGCTACTCAAGAAATAAATAAAATCATTGATGGATATAATGAATTATCTCAAGATTTTGGTGAAAATAATATTTCATCAAATGAATTTATCGAAAAGTTTAATGAAATAAATAAGCTTTATAATAATGAACGAAAAAACATTAATGATTCTATTAATCGAGAAAAGAAAAATTTTACCGAGAAAATAAAGGATTATTTTAATAAAAATGAATCGGATCAGCGATATATTAATAATAACAATAAACAAAATTTTATTTCTAAATTAAGTAATTGGATTTTTAATAATTCTTTAACTATGAAAAAGTCTACTGTTAATTCTCATAAAGATGGAAATACTTTAATGACTATTAATGGTGTTAGATTAATTGTTGATGGCGATTGGTTTAAAATGATTAACCCTGACGGAACAGAATTATTTTCTAAGAATATAAATGACGGTACAGAAAAAGCATTAGGCAAAGATATTTTCAAATTAACAGAACGCACTTATATTCCGGCAGATTGGAATGTTATTGAAAATAGCAAGATTGATGTTGTAGGCGGAAAAGTAATGCTACCATCTGTATGGAATGATTTAGTAATTATTGTCGATAATACAGATTCTAATTATTCTGTTCGTGATAAACAAAATGAACATAAACTTGCTCCGTCATATGTCTATATGTGTAGTGCTGAAGTACCTATAAAATTCTTTACTCCGTATGCAACAGCTGGTTTAGAAGTTACTAAAGCATATGTTATGCTAACAGCAAAAACAGGCTGGGTTGCAGAAGATTATGTCGGGAATAAAAGTCGTAATTATGGAAAGGTTCTAAAAATATTATGGCGATAGAACATTTAAAAAATAAAGTAACGACTTTTTTACAGATAAAAAAGACAAATGAAATTATCGATGGATTAGAAAGATATGATAGCTTAATTAATAGCAATACTATTCAAGGATTACTTAATCAGTACAATGATCGTTTAGAAAATATGAAAAATTTTTTAAATAATAATGTTTTAGACAATATTAATAATTTAAAAGATTTTATTAATACAACTCTTTTTAGTTATTATACGAAAACTGAATCAGATAATAGATTTATTAAGCTAAACGAAATATTAGATTTTATTAGATACCAAGATCCAAGAACAAACGAAAAATTAATAATTAATTCTGGTAATAATCCATGCATTACATTTACACAAGAATCTTCAAATGTATTATTTAATATAGATGAATATTCTATTTCTGCTTTTCCATTTAAATTAAGTCGTGGCAATAAAAATATTTTTGAGGTTAATTCTACTGGTCTTGTTACAAATAAAACAATTATTACGACAAATAATTATCGTAAATTTGTAAAATTGACATCATGGAAAAATCAACAAGAAATGAATGTTTATTTAAAAAATAGCTGGAAAGAAGCTTATGCATATAATATAAGTAGTTGGGAATATCGTCCAGTATTTTTCTTAATAAAAGATGCTTCTGTTCGTGGTTACAGTCCTTGGAATGATCCTAATGATGGTCCAGCAACAAATATGTCGGTTTCTTTCTTTAATTATAATGAATATGATAAAAATCATTATATTATTACCAGATTAGAACTTGATCCTTATGATAGCAAATTTAAAGTTAATGCTATTTATAGACAACGAAGAAAACATAGATCAAGCTACAATCATAATTGGAAAGGTATAACAGATAATTACGTGATAAAATGGCGCTAGATTTAAACACATTAAAAAATAATGTAAATGACCTTGTAGCTCAAATAAATAATCTAGATATCGAAACGATAGAAATGAGTGATTATTTGACTTCTTTAGAGGTAAATACATCTGTTTATTCTAAGAATGAAACTATCGAAGAAATAAATGTCGATAAAGTTATTATAAAAGGATCTATTTATTCTAATGATTTTATGATGAATTCAAATTCTATTAAGAATAAAAATAATATTTTATTATTTGATAATTCCTTGACTTATAATAATAAAATCGTTAAAGTAGATGGTAATTTAATTATGCCAGGTTTTGTAGATTATGATATAAAAAAAGATTTAATCCCTGGCGAATACTACATAGTCGTTACAAAAAATAATATTAAAAAAACATATTTAATAAATTATCGGAATAGTGATTTCATTTGTAGTGACTTTAAAATTCAAGATAATAAAATTATTACAGATTCTGAAATTTATGTTAGAGTAAGAGGAGCTAAGAATGATTCAACCAATTAATAATCAAAATGTTACGCTTCTCGATATTAAAAATAAAATATCTGAAATCAAAGAATATCTTGATAGGAATAAAGAAAGTATTGAAAAACAGCTATCTTTAAATTCAATATATACTTATGAAATATCTGATAGTTATTATAAAAAACAAAAGTATAATGATTATAATATCAGAACATTAAATGTTTCGGAACTTGATGGAAACATTAAATTAAAAGATAATTTTTTAAGTATCTTAGGAAATGTTCTTTCTGAAAATTTTTATAACAACCAATTATTATTAACAGATTCTATGAATTCATATTTATGGAAAGAATTAGAATTTAATAATTCTTTTGTTCAATTAAAAAATTCAAATGAATTATTGTTAGTTACTAATAATAACGAAACAATATTCATTTTAAATGAATCTGGTGATTATGAATTTGGTAAAATCAAATTTAAGATTTTAGATGGTAATTTATTTATCGATAAATCTTTTATCAATAAAATATATTATAGATAGAGGTATATGTTTGTGGAAAATTTATCTTTAGCCTCTCTTAATGACGCATTAATGAGTTTAAGTAATGATATCGACCAAATCATTCATAGTTCTAAACAAAAAGTTTATGAACACGTAAAAACTCATGGCGTTACGGCTGGTAATATACAAACGGAGTATATCTTAAAAAATAATAATGTGGATACATTATTTGTGAATAATTTATTTGTCGATGATTTACAAATAGGCGGTAAATCATTATTTAATAATAATATTATTACTTACGGTAATAACAATATTAAATTAGACAATACTTTATCACTTAATGATAAGCAGGTGTTGTTAGAAAATGACACCTGCTTTAGTTCATGTTATGAAGGTATTTACTCAGTTTATTTATTAAAAGATAAAGCTGAAATTGTAATATCTGCATCATATAATAACAATAATATAGGCGATATTGTTATTCCGGCAAATATTATAAAAAATGGGATTAACAATTTTAATTATAGAATAGTCATAACAAAAAATGATGATGAATGCACTATTAAAAATGATGATCCTAAGCTTATCATTAATAATATTATTATGAGGTAACGCTGATGAAGCAATTTATTGAACAAGCTTCATTAAACGAAACGAGTATTCAATATTTAGTTTATAAATTAAACGAAGTTATTCGTGTATTAAACAATAAACCAGACGTTCATGATTTGGAATATTGGACAGATACGATTAAGCAGTTTGAAAAAGACGGAACTATTAATACTTATACCGATCTTCTTGAAGCTTTAAAAAAGAAGCCTGATTTTAATCAAGTTAGAGATACTGTGAGAGATGAACTAATTAAATATGTCGATCAAGTAAATCAACGTATTTATCAGCCATCACTCGATCAACTATTAAAAATAATCGGCGACGGATTACAAGAATATATAAAGCAAAACGTCGACGACTATTTAAATAAAGCTACTAACGATTTAAGAAATCGTTTATGCACTGAAATCATTCATTGGAATTAAGGAGATTTTTAAATGTCTAAAAAAATCGTTACTCGTGCGTACTTTGGTCTTTATGATCCTGCAAGAAAAGGTGTAACTATCGATAAAGGTAATGAAGGTGGATCTACCCACCCTGTCGATAATAAAGCCGTTGAAGACGTAACAAAACAAGCCAATGCTAATAAAGAAGCATCTGCTGCCAATAAAGCTTTGGCTGAGCAAAATAAAGCAGCTGTTGCAAAAGTTGCTGCCGATCTTGCTGCAAAACAAGCACAAGATGTTATTACTTTCTTAACGAAGGTCGAAGCTGCTGCTCAATATCAACCTAAAGGTGAATATGCAACAGAAGCAAAAGTAGCTGAAAAAGTTACAGAAGCTCAAACAAAAGCAAGTGAAGCTGCCGATGCTAAATTTGCAACTAAAGCAGAATTAGAAACAGCAACTGGTGGCGTATCAGCTAAAGATCTTAAAACACTTAAAGATGCTATTGAATTACTTCGTGATAATCCAGATAGCATTGCTGAAATTGCTAAAAAAGCTGATAAAGATAAAGTTTATGATAAAGAAGCTATCGATAAGTTAATTAAAAAACTTAACGACAAAGATACCGATTTAGAAAAAGCTATTGCTAAAGCGGCAAGCGCTGAAGACGTAGTTAAGGTTGTAGATCTTCCTGCAAAAATTCAAGCTCTTGTAGACTTAACTCCATTTGCTAAAACTGCAGACGTAGAAGCTACATATGCTAAAAAATCTGATTTAGCTGATAAAGCCGACAAAGCTGCTATCGAAACTGAACTTGCTAAAAAAGCTAATGCTAATGATTTGACTTCTTTAGCAACAAAAGAAGAAGTAGCTAAAAAAGCTGATAAAGAAATTGTCGATGCAAAAGCTGATCAAACAGCTCTCGATAATCTTAAAGCTGAAGTTGCTGCTAACAAAGCTGCTGTAGGTGCAGAAGAAGCTGCTCGCAAATCTGCCGACACTCTTAATGATGCAAAAGTTCAAGGCATCTCTGAAGACGTAGCAAAAATTAAAATTGATGCGGCTCAAGCTAAAGTAGAAAATGAAAAAGCATTAGCTAAAAAAGCTGATCAAGAAGCTGTTAATACTGCACTCGAAGGCAAAGCTGGCATTGAAGAAGTTAAAGAAGCTAAGAAAGCTGCTGACGATGCTGCGAAGGAAGCTGCTAAAGCAAATGCTGCTCTTGAAGGTAAAGCTGATACTACAGCATTAGAGCCATTAGCAACTAAAGAAGCTTTAAAAGATGCTAAAGATGAATTGACTCAAGCTATCGAAGCTGCTAAAACTGCTGCTGCAGAAGCAAAAGCTGAAGCTAAAGCTGGCGAAGCTGTAACTGAAGCTAAGACGAAAGCTGAAGCTGCTGATGCAAAAGCAAAAGAAGTAGAAGCTGCTCTTGTTAATTATGTAACTAAAGCAGTTGCCGATGAAACATATCAACCAAAAGGTGAATATGCTACTAAAGCTGAAGTTCAAGCTATCGGTTCTTTAGATCCAACTACATTACAATCTTTAAAGGATCTTGCTGCTCAATTAGCTGGTCATGCTGATTTAACTGCTGTATTGGATAAATTAAATAAAGTATTTACTAAAGACGAAGTTAACGAAAAACTTGCTAAAAAAGCCGATGTAACTGCTCTTGCTGATTATGCAGAAAAAGCTGACGTTGAATCTAAACTTGGCGATAAAGCTGATAAAACTAAAGTAGCTGAAGATGTTCAAGCTGCTAAAGATGTAGCGGATGCAGCTGTTCGTGAAGTAAATACGACAGCACAACAAGCAAAAGCTAAAGCAACTGAAAATGCTGCAGGATTAGAAGAAGCTAAAACTAAAGTCGAAAAAGCTATTGAAGACTTAGGCAAATTGACCACTAAAGTTAATGATCTTGCTCTTAACGGTACTGGCGGCGGTCTTGATGCTCAAGCCGTAGCTGATAAAGTTCAAGAAGTTGTCGATGCTATCGTAGCTCGAGAAAAATTCGTAGGCGAAACTAAGCTTAACGAAAAGCTTGCTGATAAAGCTGATGTAAGCGCATTAACTGCAGTTCAAGCTAAAGCTGATAAAGCTGCTGCTGATTTATTAGGTAAAGCCGATGTAAGTGCTCTTGCTGACAAAGCTGATAAAGCTGTATTTGAAGCTAAAGCGACTGAGCTCGATAATAAATTAAATACTTTAGAAACAGCTACTGTTCCTAATTTGATTGCGACTAAACTTAATGAAAAACTTGAAGGATATCAAGAAAAAGGCGAATATGTAACTAAAGAAGCTGGCGATCGCGATTACCAACCTAAAGGTGAATATGCTACGACTGAAAAACTTACTGAAGTTAAAGATATTGCCGATGCTAATAAAGCTGCTATCGAAGGTTTAGATAAAGATAATTTAGTTCACCATGACGATCTTGTTGGATATGCTAAAGCTGCTAAAGTAACAGAAGATATTGCGGCAGCGGTAGGCGGTTTAGGCGAAGTATACGTAGCTAAAGCCGACGCAGAAACATTCGCTAAAAAAGCAGAAGTAACTGCAGAAATCGGCGAAAAAGAAACTGAAATTAAAAAATATACTGATAGCAAATTCGCAACAAAACAAGAATTAGAAAATGCTACTTTGGCTGCTGGCAATACTGGTCTTAACCGTACTCAAGTCGAAGGTATCGTCGATGAAAAATTAGGCGATATTAAAGACGCAGTACAAACTATTACTAATATTCAATCTGGTGTTAATGACAATAAATCTGCCGTAAATTCTATTCTTGCTGAACTTACTAAAAAAGCCGATAAAGATGCTCTTAACGACAAAGTAGCAACTACTGACTTAGAAGACGCTAAAACAACTCTTAATGCTGCAATCAAAGTTCAAGAAGACGCATTAGCTGCTGCGAAAACTGCATTAGAAGAAGCTATTAAAACTAAGTCTGAAGAAGCTTCTGCTGCATATCAAACCAAAGTAGAATTTGCAAATTGGGCTCGTGATGTATATGGCGCAGAAATTGCTCGTATTAAAGACGATATGATGACAGCTGATGAAACAGATGCTGCTATCGATGCAAAACTTGCTACTAATCTTGAAACTCTTAAAGGTATCTTCCAAGTTAAAGGTAATTATTTAACTCGTGAAGATCTTACAAAAACATTAAAAGATGGTTATATTACTAAAGACGAATCTGATCGTTTATATCAAGGCGTCGGTAATTATGCAACTATCGAATATGTTGACGATCAAATCGGTAAAAATAAAGCTAAACTTGATGAAGTAAATACAGCAATTGCTGGTAAGCTTGATGCAACTGCTGCTACTAGCCTATATCAAACAAAAGGCGACTATGTATTACGTGGTGAAGTAGATGCTCTTGCAACTGCTCCTGCGTTTACAAATGCTATTAATGCAGCAATTGCGACAAAAGGTTATCTAGATAAAACTACTGCCGATGGTTTGTATGCTCCTAAAGGTCAATACGTAACGACTGAAGATATTGCTAATGCAATTCTTACTGACGAAACTGTTGTCGGCAAACAGGATAAATTAACATTCGGTACTGGTTTATCTTATGATGAAGACACAAAAACTTTAACTGCTACTGGTACTTCTGTTGATCTAAGTTCTTATGCTAAGAAAACTGAGATTCCTTCTATCGAAGGCCTTGCTAAAACTTCTGAAGTAGATACTAAATTAGCTGATTATGCTAAATCTGCTGATATTGCTAATACATATGCCACTAAAGAAGCTATCAATGCAGTAGCTGGTCTTGATGCCGATACTGTAAATCAATTAAAAGCATTAGCTCAAAATGCAGATTTAACTACAGTTGCTGAAAAAGTTAAAAATGTTTACACTAAAGCTGAAGCTGACGGTAAATTTGGTCCAAAAGATACTTTAACAGAAGATCAAAAAGGTGTAGTAGAATCTATCCTTCGTGATAAAAATTATGCTACGAATGCAGATCTTGGTAGTTATAGCGCAGGTATCGACACAAGCATCGGTCAATTAAGAGCTAGTATCAATACTTTAAAAGATACTACTGTTTCAGCTATCGATACTCGTGTAACTGCATTAGAAGGCAAAGCTGCTCCTACAGATTTCACTGAAGGTCAAAAAACTAAATTAGATGAAATTCTTACTGGCAAACACTATGCAACTTCTGATGATATCGACAATGCTAAAGCTGAACTTAAAGGTGAGTTAATTACAGAAAACGCTGCAACTGCTTTAGCCAATGGTGCCGTTACAACTGCTGAAGGTAAAATTAACGATGCTAAAACAGCATTAGAAGAAAAGATCACAGAATTAAAAAATGCTACAGTTGCTAAATCTGATTATGATACTAAGATTGAAGAACTCGAAACTTCTATCGGCAAAGCTGCTTCTGGCGATGATTTAGAAAATCTTTTATTCAATGATATTGTTGCTGGTGATGGCATCACAGTTGAAAGATTTGAAGATCCTGCCGATGAAAATAGAGCAAAACTTAAAATTAAGGCTACTGCTCAAGCCGTAGATTTAAGTGCATATGAAACTCAAGCTCAAGCTGAAGCTAAATATTTAAAACTTGACGACATCGAAACTAAGTTGAAAGAAAAAGGTTTCATTACTCAAGCTGATTTACAACCTATTCTCGATGCTATTAAAGCTTTAAAAGGTGAATAATATTTAACAGGGGAAAATAATGTCAATAATAAATGCTGTAGCATTATTATATAATATAGCCCCTCAAGCAGTCGAAATGTTCTTAACAATGTACGCTATTATATTTTTTATGTTAATAGTCGATACATTGTTAAGGCTTTTCGCCCTTACTTTTTCAAAAAAACCATTATGGCACTATCGAACTATAGTCGATGTATTCTGGGGTGGATGGGGCCAACAAAAATCTAGCCGTGTTTTTTATCGCGGCTTTTTGTTTAAATTATTTGAATATAGTGTTCTATGTATATTTGCTTTTTTATTAGATGCTATTGTTATCCCCGGAAATCTTCAGATTGGTTATTTTAGAGATGTATTTGATATTATATCTTTAATATGTTATGGCTATATTGTACTTACAGAGTTATTCAGTTTTAAAGAAAATATGAAACTTATTAAATATAATGACGAAATAATCAACAGTATACCTAAAGATGTTATGGATCGAATTACTGATGTTGATTTAAATGTTGTTAAATTTAAGCTCGACCAAAAGAAAAAGGTAAGAAAGAAATGAGTAAAATATTTAAAATGATGCTATTTGAAAATGAACAGCTTAGCTATACTCGTGTAATATCTTTTACATTGTTATTATTATTAATAAGTGTAACATTATATCTTGTTATTACCGGTCATAACTGGCAACATTATGAAACACTTGCCAATTTAGCTGGCGGTGGTTCTGCTGCCACTCAAATCGCTAATAAGTTTATCAATAGTAAATACAATAGCGAAGTTGGCAGTTATAAGGAAAAAAATGATGCCGAATAAATATTATTTAAAATGGTTAATGTTATGCGGAGCAAATATGCTCTGCATGGCATTATGCTATTTAACAAATTGGTTCGTCGTTTTGTTTGCTGATAAATATGGGAATCTCCCTAAGATTTTTAAATTATGGCAAACTTATGATAATTGTTTAGATATTGCCTGGATGATTTATGAGAACAATGTTCCGAAATTTGCTCAATACGATTTCAATAAACATTATCTTTATCATTTTGAAAATAAAGGTGATGGGTATATGATTCCTGGCTATGTCGATCTTATCGACGAAAATTTCACATTAAAAGAAAAATTTCAACGATATATTTGTCGTTGTGCTTGGCTATATAGAAATTGTGGATATGGTTTTGCTTATTATATTTTTGGTAAAACTATTAATCCATCTGACGTAAAAATTTATATCGATCAAAAAGATTATTTCTTTGCTATCGATACTAAGAATAATATATTCTGTTTAAAAGATGATCGCAAATGGTGTAAATATTTTAAAAAGAGCATTTATCTTGGTTATAAATTTAGAAGTGCAAGTGGTGCAAAACATCCACTAAGATCTATGTTAGCAAATCGTATTAATCCATTTAGGTTAGTAAAATAATATCGTAATATAGTTTTACTAGTTATTTTAATAAAGGATTAAACATGAACAAGATAAAAGTCGAATCTTTAAAAGTAAATGTTTTAAAGGCTTTACAATTAAAGAAGTTAAAAACAGACAATAAATATAAACAAGATCAGATATATATTCAAGATTCTGAAGAAATGATTCAGAACTATGAAGATATTCAAAATCTAAAAGAAATCAAACAAAATAAATTAAAAGCCGGCAAATCTATTAATATTAATAGTGAAAATGAAATTAGTGCCGAAGTCGATCTGAGTCCTTATTATACGAAAAATCAAACAGCTAAATTATTTATAGGTCGTGACGAAACGTATACTAAAGAGGAGATTGATGAAAGAACAGGTGTTAATGGCATTATTGCTGGTAATAATATTTCTGTATCTACTGAGAACGGTCGTGCAAAAATCGCTACGACAATTGCGTACAAGCTCAGAGATAAAGCAATGTCTATCGGTAATTCTATTTTGGGCCGTGGCACTTCCGTTGGCGTTAATGCTTCAGCAACTGGTGAAAACAGTGTTGCATTAGGTGCAGATTCGGTCGCTACGCTACAAAATCAAGTGTCTGTCGGTAACGATACAATTAAACGTATTATTAGTAATGTAGCAGACGGAGTCGAAGCTAACGATGCTGTAACCATAGGACAGTTAAATAAAAAATTAAGCTCGGCCTTGGATCAACTTAATCGATTAGCTGGTCAATTATATCCAATTGGTTCTATTTATATGAACGTTAATAACGTTGAACCATCTACTATCTTTGGTGGTAGTTGGGAACGTATGCCTTCTGGCCGCATGCTAATTAATAGTGGTGACGGTTTTAATCTCGGACAAATCGGTGGCGAAAAAGAACATCGTTTAACAGAAGATGAATTAGCTTCTCATAGTCACGATGTTAATAATATTAATGGTAATACTACAAGTACAGCAAAATTAGTTGGCAAATTTTCTTCATCTATTAGACCAAATGGAGACATAACAGATGTTCCATATAGAAATGGTTTTGGAATAGTTTCAAAAGAAAGTGAATATGGAATTCATGCTAAAGATGGTGGAAATTCTTCACCAGGACGAAATTATGTTATTGATGCTTCTCATAATCATACTATCAATTTAAATATAAATATGTTACCATCAGGTAAAAATCAACCACATAATAACATGCCTCCATATATCGTTGTTAATATGTGGAAACGCATAGGTTAAGGAGATATATATGTCCGAACAAATACAAAATATTTCTGACGAAATTTTAGAATATAAAAATAAATTTTTCTTTAAAATCTTTAGTGATTTTTTAAGAAAAAAGAAAGCACCGTTTCCTGAGAACGTTACTCATTATTTAGATTTATTATTTCCATATGAATTAATAAAACCTAATGAAATTACATTAAATTCTATTAGAAAAGAAAATAATGAATATGTCGTATCGTTAACAGGTCCATTCGATAGTTATATCGAAATTAATGGCGCTTCGACTAATTTTAATAGCGAAGGTAAAATAATTAATTTTAATGTGCCAGCTTTAATTAAAGCGGACGATGTTCTTAATTTTTATCTTTCTATAGTCAATTTTCCTTACAAAAAAGAAAAACCTGTTGAATATACTAATAATAAAACAGCACAAAACATTATCGATACAATACAAACTTCTGAATCATTAAGAACTTACGAAATGATCGAAGAGCCTGTTATTGGTGTATTAAAATATATTAACAACATTGTTGCTAAATATAATATCGATGCTCAATGGATAAGTAAAAAAGATCCTCAAAATAGCACTATTAAAGGATTAATTATGTTTACAAATAATTCGAATGTGCCAGTAAAAATAGTATTCAATAATCAAGAATATGTTCTTTTTGAAAATAATCATATTGACGTACCATTTGATTTGGATGAATTTTTAGAAGTTTATAAAAATTCCAACTATAATCAAGCTATTATAAAGAACTCAGAAGGGACAGACGTATCGACTGTTACTATTGCAAATCTTTTAACGCAAGATGAATTAAATAATGTTCGATTAGGTATAAGCACTGCTATTGAGAGATCTAGTGACGCAGAATTTCCTGCAAAAATTAGACCATCTCTTTCTGGAAATCATTTCTTTGCTAAATCTGGATATTATATTAATTTTATGGGTTCTATTGTAAAAATGCCGCCTCAAACTGAAGCTGTTTCAGGTGTTCCTGTATCTAAAGCTGAAGTTTTAGCTATGGATGAAAACAATAAAAAAATATTTGTTTGTGATAAAAATGGAGATATGATCGGTAAATCAATTACTCCGACAATTTTTGTTACTAATAACGTAAAATTAATAAAAGCATCGATTAAATAATAAGGAATATATATAAATGCCTGATAATCAAATACAAAATATTGCCGATGAAATTAAAGCGTATAAGCCTAAAACGTTTATCGCAATATTTGAAAAAGGACTTAAAGATATAAACGTCCCGTTTCCTGACAAAATAGAACATTATTTAAAATTAATGTTTCAAAATGTAGGGCTTACTAATAGTAGTTCTATTAATGTAATAAGTGTTAATCATTCTGATAATAAATATAAATTTGAAATTGCTGGTCAATCATTTAGTTATTTAGAAGTAAATGACACTGGTTATAACTTCTCTGAAGAAGGCAAGCTAGAATTAGAAGTAGAAGAAGATCCAGAAAATCCATTCTTCTACGCTAAATTCTTGTGGGCACCATATGATGAAACATTGCCGGAAGGCTATCAAAAGCCTGAAGATGATGAGTATATCGCTAATATAACTAGCTATGTGCAATTCCCTGGCGATGGTTCTGGAAATGATCACAAAGGTTATGTTACTGTCGGTTATCTTACATATGGTGACTATAGCAATGCATTATTCCCTAATCATGTTATTGTTGCACCAGATGAAGAAGATACTAGAAAATTATTGTTTGCTAATTTATTACCGAATACTAAATATAAGGTTAACGGTACTAAATTTACGACAAGTGTAACAGGTGAATATGTAATTGAAGACGGCGTAAAATTTGCCGAAACATTTAGTGAATTAAAAAAATCTTTAACGGTCGAAGCAGAATACGAAGGCAAATTTAAAGATCATCTAACCCTTTCTACCGAAGCACCTTTGCCTCAAATAACTTTATATTATCGTTATGATAAACCGACCGTATTTGATCCTCATTTCTTTATTAGTCCAGGTATCTTTACTAAAGATGGCAATTACTGGAATCATATCGTTAACCGATATTATGAAACATTAACTATTAAATATCTAGACGAAACAATTACGTTGCCTGTCGGAGCAACTAGTAAGGAATTTGATGGTACAGTAAATTTAGATTATTTAAAATCTATTCCGGCTGATACTACTCAAATTAAAATAGAAATTACTAATGATTTTAAATATCCGTGGACTAAAGAAATTCATCATCCTAAAGAAGCAGATTTACTTAGTAAAGATTATTTTCGAGATAATTATGGATTAAAATATTTTAGCGAATTAAACGATACAACATATCGTTTTGAGCATAGTGGTGTAAAAGCTAAGTATAATAACGAAGTCTTGGAAGATGGCAATGTTCCTAACACACAAATCTTATCTAAAAAAGACTTCTTTAAAATTCTTAAAGCAACGACTCATGAAGAAAATTATATTGAACTTGATGCTGATATTAGCTTTAATTATGATTATAATACAAAATTAAAGCTCAATATAGATAATCTTGATGGTATCGGTTTTTTAGGCTGGGCAAGTGTTCCTGGATACAATGGAGCCTTTACTAATAAATTTAATATTAAAAAAATGGCAGTAAAGAATGCTGATACTGGTGAGTTATTAGACACAATTGAAACCGATGGAAAAGACATTATTTTAGATATTGATATTGCAAATCCAAAATATAGATTTTATAAAAAAACTATATCTATAGTAAAAGTATATATCGCTGATGATGATAATCTAAATCCTCGATTGTCGAAAAAAGAGTTAACCAGTGCTGCAATAGTTCCATATTTATCTACACCATCAGCATCTTTTGACAGTTCTGGAAAAGTCAATATAACTACAGGTATGTATGATGAGAATGATTTAGATTGGCTTACTAATAATTATGTATTAGATCTTAGTCACATAAATAAAAAATGTAGACTAACGCGTAATGGTTCTACATTAGAAGCAAATGAAGTTGATTTATGGAAAAAAATTTTTATTAATGGCAGAAATAATGTTAAGTTTGACAATAAAAATAATAATCAAAAATTAAAAGAATTCAACTTACAAATTATATCATTCCCGTATACTGGAGATATAAATCCTCAAGTTATTGAAACTGCAAAAGATATTACTTTCCCTAAAATTGAAAATTGGAATGACGAAACTAATTATATAGATTTTTATACTGTTTCATCTAATCCTGATACTAATCTTGCAACTGAAAAACATGTTGCAGCAGAAGTTAGAGTCGATAGACCATTTACCGGTCGTGTTAAAAATCTATACTTTATAGATACGAATGGTGGTTCTGTTAATGAATATTCTTTTGAAGATGGGCCAGTTAGATTAAATGAAATTAGAATATATAAACCTAATTCTTATAGCTGTACAGCTGTAATTAATTATGCAGATAAAAATAATTCGACAACAGAAAAAGAGTTTGAACTTAGTAATGTTACTGATTTTGCATCTCAAAGTGGTGGTATTATTTTATTTAATGATGAAGGTCTTTGATAATTTTATAAATGAGGACTTAATTAAAAGTCCTCATAATTTTATATTTCAAAAGGATTAATAATATATGTCTGAAAATAATCAAATTCAAGAAATTTCTAAATTAATAGCTTCATTATTTTCTCAAGGTTTTAAACCAGAATTTGAGAAATTTTTAGCTGATAAAAATATTCCATTTGTAGACCAAACGGATTTATATATACGTCGATTATTTAATAGCGTGTTAAATATTCCGAATGTCGAAATTATTTCTTATGACTTTAATGGCTCTGATATTACTGTTAAATTATCTGGGCCTTTTAAATCTTATGCTAATATCAATGGTAAAGATGTTAATTTTGATGAAAATGGTATTGCGACTGTGGTTGTAAAAAATGCAAAAGTATCTCCTCAAGATGGAATCTTCTTAAATTTATTTATTCAATCTACACCGTTTAAATCAGAAAAAGATTCTTCTTTAGCATTTGAAACATTTTCTAAAGATGAAAATATTGGTGGTAAAATATTTGATCTTGCATACGAACAAGAAGATAAATTATATAAGTTTCTAGTTTCTAAAAAATTATATAATGACATTATTCCTAAAATCTTAAGAGCAGAATTCACTGAAGATAAGATTATTATTAAGAATACTGCACCATTTAATATTTATGTTAATAACGTTAAATTCGAAAAAAATTCCAAAAAAGAAATTCCTTTCTCTATTAAAAATTTAGTTCATAGTTTTTTAGCTGGGAGTATATACGATTGGAATAATAAAGATAGCGAAAACTTTAATGTTTCAACAGCTGAAGTCGACAACGAAATTGCCGACAAACTTTATAATACTCTAGATCGAACTAGAAATTTTGATCAGGATGGTATTTATTTTAATAAAGATGCTATGTTAGATGGTAGCTATGAAAAAACTATAAACTTTGATAAAATTTTAAATTTTAATGGTAATAAACCTATTAAATTTTATATTATTGAAAATGGTTTTAGTGGAATTCGACTTAGTTCTGCTAATGAAATTACAAAAGATAATTTAAAAGATATTACAGCAATTAAGTTAAATGGCAGAATGTATCTTAACTTTGTCGATTCTACTGGAAAAGAATATATTCACACAGGTAGCTCAGAAAACGTTATTCTTATTTTTGATTTAGGTGAATAATTTATATGACATACGAAGAACAATTAAAACAAGTTCGTGATAACGTAGTTAAAAATATTTATCCGACTATTCAACGACAAGGTTCTTCGAATACTATGATTACTTTGCATTGGACAGCTGGTCATTACGACCAGTTGTTCGATCATTATCATATGTGTATCGATGGATCTGGTTCCGTTCATATTATGGATAATCTCGACGCACACGGTCAACATTGTTACAAAGAAAATACAAATAATTTCGGTATTGCTACATGCTCTAATGTAGATTCTGAATTAGGTGGCGACGGTTATACAGGATACTCTGATTACATTCCTGGTCCTGAGCCTGTTAATGCTTTACAATTAGAAGCAATTGCAACTCTTGTGTATCTATGTTGTGTAACATGGGGTTTACCATTAAACCGAGTATTTACTCATGGCGAACGTTGCTTAGCACGTCAAGATTTATACGATTATCCAGCAGAGCGTTGGGATCTCGATATCCTTGTACCAGAATGTCATGTTCGTACCGAAGACGGTGTTCATACTTCTGGCGGTAATTGGATCCGTAACCGTGCTCGTGAAATTGCTAAAATGAACGGAATTAATTATTTATAATAAGGAGTTTTCATGAATATTATTAACGAAATTGCACAAGGTTTAAGTTCTATTCTTAAAAAGAATCAAAAGCCAGTTATGCAATATGCTGAAAATATTGCATTAGTTGCCGAAATTCCTTTCGACAAAACAAAAGTAAACCAGTGTCAAGGTTTTACTTATAATCCTCAAACAGAAAAATTTATCGTAGCTTGTATTAATGCTGATAGTACGACACAAATCTTATATGAATTAAATAAAGATTTTACTGTCGCTCGAAATGTAGAAAATGCTGGAGCCGATAAATTAGGTCATTGCAATACTTTATTCTTTGATGGAAAAGTTCGTGCGACTAACGGTGCTGCTAACGGCAATCGAATTTATACGCTTAACGACGATTTAACTCCTGGCGAATTTAAAGATTATACCGATCGTTTTTATAATGTCGGTTATAATCCTGTAACGGGTCAATATGTAAGCATCCTTCCTGGTGCTGATAATAGTACTCGTAAAATTCGTATTTATGCCGACAGCAATTTGACTGATGGTAAAGAATATACGATTACCGTTAACGAAAAAAATAACGATTCTAACGGTGCATTATTTATCGGTAATAAAGTTATCTTTAGCTTGATGCGTCGTATCGTTGAAGTCGAAATTGACAGTGATAAAGCTACGATTGTTCGTGAACTTGAATTCGAACCGAAAGCCGAAATCGAAGACTTTGCATTAGTTAATGGCGCTATTTATATGGCAGCTAATAGCCACGACTATATTCGTATTTATAAGTACGATTTTGCAAGAAGTTATTTTAACAATATTAATAATGACTTTTTGAATAATGGTATCGTAGTCGGTAATAAAGTCGGTTATCATGGCCAATCTGCAGATGGCACAATTAACTATGTTATAGCTAAAATTAATGGTAATAATAACTTAGAAGTCGGCGATAAACGTAATACAACGGTTGTATCCGGCAAAGAACTCAAACATTATAATGGTACAGATTCTTATACGGTACTTACGACAAATCATTACGATAAAGCGATTTATAATAAAGTTAAAACGGACGAATTATTCGCTAAGAAAGATATGTTCGAATTATATCGAGTTAATCCGGTTAAGATTCCGTTTAAAATTATTAACGATTCTCTCGTTAAATTAACTTCTAATACTGATAAGGATAAGTTGAGTTATATCTTAGTCGATCCGATTACCGGTTTCGGTAAAATTCATCTTGATTTTAGTGTAGCTGCTCCGCAACGTCAAAATACGCGCGTACTTAGTTTTGCTGATGAACAATATCCGATTACTGGTGGTACGGATAAGATTATGTACGTAATTCAAAAGACTACTAATCCTCAAGATTTACCGACAATTTTTATTGAGCCAGGTTCTACCGAAGTTCGTTTCGAAAACTTCTTAAGTACTGAAAAACGTACCGTAATCGATTTCTATGGCCATTTCAATGTATCTAAACTTCAAGATGGAGCTATGCGTGTCATGAAACCTGACATGAGCGAATATGTAAAAAAATCTGATATTTTAGCTCCCAATATTAATAATGCTCCTAAATTTGCAGGTCAAATGGCTATTTTTAATAACACACTCTATATTGCAGAATCGACCCAAGGTATTGGATCTTGGCGTATGGTTGCTTTACAACCTAACGATCATTTATAATAAAATATATCCCCGTACTGATAGTGCGGGGATTTTTTATAGCGTAATATAATATAGTAAAAACTATTTTATTTTAAAGGAATATATAATATGCTAGATAATAATAATACTGGTACAAGCAATAGCTTGTACGATTATGAATTTAGTGTCCGCGAAAGCGAACCTAAACGAGCAGAAATGCTTAACCTTTTAAAAAATCGTGTTAAAAACGTCGACAAAAAAGAAATCATTTCTTCCGACGAATATGTTGAAGGCGAATCTAATTTTAGTGAAGACAAAGCATTAAGCGCTTTATTGCTTTATAAACTATTTCCGACTAAGGCAGATCTGTTAAAAAAACATTATACAAAAGAAGCTATCGACGGTTTATTAGCTGATCTTCTTGCTAAATATTATTTAAAAGAACAGATTGATTCGCTGTTAAATGATTTAAAGAATGAATTAGCTGCTTCGCTAGGCGGTGCTAATGCCGAAGCTACTCGACTATTAAATAATCTTCGCGACGAACTTAATAAGCATAAGAACGCCCAGGAACTCGATCATCTTAACGGAAGTGTTACTAGTCCTAAGATCCGAGATGGTGCTATTACTCAAGAAAAATTAGCTAACGATATTATTAAATTATTAGCAGGTGCTCTTCAAAAAAGCGGCGGTACAATGACCGGCGATATTAAATTTGAAAACACTGAAAATAGTGGCAGTTCTATTCGTATCGAAACAGGCCCAGGTACCGGCAAATATCATCGTATAGGACCTGGTGCTACACTTGAACAAATTCGTGATGGTAAAGCTCATCTTGATTTAGGCGATTACGATGGTGCCACCTACGAAACTAACTTATGCTGTGTTAATCGTCCAGGCTGGTATAATTCTACGACAAAAGAAGTTAAGAAATTTGCTCTTCAAGAAGAAATCGAGGAACTTAAAAATCAGATTAATATAATTAATATTAAATTAAACGGCAGTAGTAGCAATAGAGGCTCTATATATAAACTAGTTCCAGAATATGCTGAATGGCCTAAAATGCGTATTGATTTTCTTTATCGCGATAATGGCTTATATGTTTGTGATTTGTATTTGTGTAAGGTTCCTAAAAGTTTTTCAGGTATTTATTATCATACACAAACACAATATGATTATACTATAGGCAGATCTGATGATTCTCATACAGAAAGAGCTTATCAAACTAATGTAAATATAGTATTGAGAAGTGAATTGGCTGATGAAAGCAATGCATTTGTTTTTGATGAAAGACGAAAACGAAGCGATACAAATAATATTGAAAAAAATATATTTATTAAAGATGGTTATATTTGTATGCGTTATGGTTTTAGAAATCGACCAGACGTTGAACATAATTTAGTCCATCTCGGTAACAATTTTAATTTTGGCATATATATTATTTCTTAATATATATCACATATAACTTTTGATTTTAATCCTCTATATGATATAATAATATTATATACTATTATTATTCATATGGAGGATTTTTTATTTATGAGAAATATTAGCTCATTAGAACTATTAAGATTTATTTATGCAAATTATTCTTTGCCTAGTAAAGAAGTCGGTATATTTTGTTTTTTGATCGATATGTGGTATCGATCGATTACCGATACGTTTTTACTATCGGACGTTAATTATACTTACGATAATAATAATTTTTATTTAATCGATGAAAAGAAATTAAGTGTCGAATATAATTATGGCCCTTCTTATTTCGTAAATCAGATCTTAAAAAGAATATGGGAATTGCAGAATAGAGATGTCGTTTTTGCGCTTACTAAAGGTATGTTAATCGTATCGAAACCAAAAAATCAATACGAAGCATATAAAATGTTCGAAGACGTTATTTTTAAAGAATTAATATAATGTTTCCTTAATAGCCCTTTTGCGACGGCGCAAAGTTATTAACTATTAAAAAAATAATACCTATGATAAAACAAGAATTAATAGAATACTCTTATCGAACGCTCACTTTTTATGCTACTTATTTCTTTTCCATCGACATTACTGTCGATATAGCTCATTTAGTTAGTTATCGTATATTTAAAGTACGTGATCGCAAAAGTATTAATTATCTTAGCGATACGTTCATTAAGAAAATAATTCACCTAGCGGTAATAAAACTATTAGCAAAAGAATATATAGAAAAACGTTCGATGGATTATTTTTCAATTATCGGCGAATTCGAAACGCTTATATTTAAAGAAGAAATTAAAGAATTATCGAAAGGATATAATAAATATGCTTAATGAATTATATACACCGTTTAACAATTCTTTTAGGGAATATATGGAAGAATACGAAGAAGTATTTAACGATTTTGCTGTTAAATTACAAGAAGCTTTAGGCGGGGCTGTTAAGGAAATAGTATTCGGCGACGAAAACGATTTGCTTTGTCGCGACAAGATCGAAATATATCTTTATAAACCGATTCAAGTCGATACTAAATATATATATGATTTAATCCCGGATAATAATATTATTCACGCTGATATTTTCTTATACATCCCACAAGCTAAACTTCATTAAATGTGAGAAGCCTTATTTTTAGGGCTTCTCTTTTTTTTAATTTATAATATCGAATATATGTTCGGCATATAAGGTAAAAATTTTTCTGCGTATATTTTTGGAAAATAAAAGGGGGAAGGAATAAATGAGAATCTTATATGGGTGGAAATTTAGGATTTTTTTAGACGGGGTAAGTGTTTTATATATATATGGTCTATCGATCGAAGTTCGCCCCCCCTGCTTTGATTCAGGGTGTTGTTTGGGCTGAGCAATGGTCAATCGACCATGGTCCACATCAATGTGATGAGGGCAATTTGATTAAGACATTGTGTTAAACAAAACACTTCCTTCACAATGTCTATGTTTAATTGATGGGAGGAAAGGAATTCAAAATGAAAAAACAATTCGCAGCAATCGTATTGGCAACAACAGTATTGTGTGGAGCAACAGCATACGTTGCAACACCAACAGCTCCTGACAAATATGTTATCCATACTGTAACGTATGGAGAAACTGTTGAAGGTATCATCAAGGATGCCAACAAAAACATTGATGTCAATTATGACATCCGTGAGGCTACAGCTATTGCTGTGGCTAAATCTAAAGAAATGGAAGGAGGTGCAACAAGTCATCAGCTTAAAGTTGGTGATAAGATAGCTGTTCCTATCTATCGCTAGTATCTTAGTCCAGCTGTATGACTATAAACTATAGCTAAGTGTATATCTTTATTATGTAGAACAGGAGGTGAAACTATGTACAGAGATATAATTATTATAGTTGTTGCTTCTGTTGTACTAGCAGGTCTAGTAGTAGCAGGAGCAGTTATCTTAGCACCTTACATTACATTGTAGTGTTTAGGTGCTAAAAGAAGCGTCGTGAGTTAGGACGCTATATAAATACTAACTCATTCTTTATATAAGAGCTATATTATATATAAGATATAGCTCTTATATAAGGGATATATTTATGCCCTTTATTTTATTTAATGCCGTAAGGCAAGGGAGGTCTATTATGACTACACAAGTTATTTTTATCGAAGTTTTAAATGGTTCTTATTCTAAAGTGGTTACAACAAGCAACCGCTCTGCAGAACAATTCTGCAAAGATGCTGCAGCTTATTATAAAAGCTGTGGTATCGAAACAGAAGTAAAACCTTCTCAAAAGAATAAAGGTTTCTTCGGCGTATTTAGTACTCGTAACGGCAAAATAATGGCCGTTGCTGGTCCAGAAAAAAATACATTCTTTTGGTCTAAACATACTTCTATTAAGAAGAATGTTGAGGAAGCCAATGGTGTTCCTCAAAAAGAAAAATCCAGCAAATATTTATTGTACGCTGTAATAAGCGTAGAGTTTACTGGTTTTGTTCGCTCTTGGGACGAGTGTAAAGAATACACTCATGGTAAGAGCGCAAAATTTAAAGGCTTCAATTCTATTGAAGCCGCTAAGACATGGATGAGAGAAAATAACGCTCCATCCATCACCTTTGAACGCTACAAGGAGGTGAAAGATATTAAATAATCTTTCTTTGTCCGAAATGACGTTAAACTATTTTTGTTTACTTGTGTTATCCATGGGAGGTATAACATGAAAAATTTAAGAAGTTTAAGAAAACAAAAAGCTGCTGAACAAGCAGCAAAAGTAATCTTCCATAATTATATGGAAGATTTGGGGGCATTGCAGCAATTTGAAACTGCCAATATCTCCAGTTTTACGTTTGAGCTAAAAGGGAAAGCTCGCGTGCCATTAGCGCATGTGAGCGTTTCTAGTTTACCAGTTAGTGGTATCCTTGAGAGTGGGGATACTACTACTGCATCAGTCGCTAATGGGGTCATCTGTTTAGATGGCCCTAGCGATGGGATTAGATGGGAAAATAAGGTGTATGTGAATACACCGAATTATATTCCCGGTGTAGTTAAGTTAGACTTCTCACATTTAAAAGAAGTCGAAGATATTAAGGATGTTTTGGAGATGACAAAGGAGCATCTCCTATTAAAACATTTGAATGCTTTACAATTATCACCTAGCATGATCAGACAACTCATGCTAGTAATGGTATTTGAGTCTGAACGCGAGAAGTTCGAAGCACGTGTGCAAGCTCTTTGTGCACAAGGCTTCGAACAAATCGCTTTAAGTCCTGGTAAAGCGCAAAAGCTCAACACGTATGTTGGGCTATTTGCAGCTCCAGCACAAACAGTATCTTTTGATTTATCAAAAGATTGTATAGCTGTTGTTCCGAAACTCGACAGCACTGAGTTTGGTGACAGCTACGATGGTATGGCATATCACCATCATGAATGGTTTTGTGATGCGTACGGTATGCCAATGGCTAAACCAAGCTACCATCAAATGCGGATAACTGCTCTATCTATCAAGGTAGGCAGTCAACCTCTTCATGGCAAATCTATGGAAGCTTGGAAACAAGCTTTCTTGGCTATGGATAAAGTTAAAATCTATGGCATGGAAGATGGTGTTGTCCATGCTGAAAAATTTAGTGATTGTTACAAGAAAGGCAATTATAATGTTGCCATCTTTGGCAATCCAAACGGTAGACTTCTTGCCATTACTGATGAAAATGGCATGAAACGCGTGCCTGAATTAGCTCCATCTCAAGAAGCATGGAGCTGGCGTATTCTACAATTCTTCCATGAGACCAAAGGAAGAATTTCTACACAACACTGTCAATATGTTGTGTAGTATTTTAGTATTATTCATGAGAGGAGAAAATAGACATGAATAAAAAATTAAATCGTGCATACATTGCACAAGTAGCAAAGAAAGAAATCTCTGTAAAAATTGAAAATCATTTTAAAGGGAATTTCTCTGGCTCTGAAGTAGACAGAGCAGTTGCATTAATGCCAGAGATCCTAAAAGAGGATCAACAAATCGGCATTAGTTTTGTCAAAAACATTGTTGAGGCTCTCAATAAAATGAATGAGAACTCTAAATGGGACAGCGGATGTGGTAGCTTTATGGCTACTGCAGAAGTAGATCCTGTATTGAAAATTTCTTCTACTAGATTAGTAGAAGAAGGTGAAATTGGCGTATCTAACGCCAAATTCATTCGTACGCTAAGAAAGTGCGGTTATCGCACTGTCGATTCGTACGGTAACGAAAGCTCTCCTGAAGTTAAGGAGACTTTAATTAATGCTAAGTCTGATAAGGAATTATTAGATTTAGTATTGACTTTAGAAGTCGGCATCAAAGCGGAAGGCATTCGCTTTCCACATGCTGGCGAATCATACAAAGCTGTGATTCGTCCAGCAGCTTATTTCATTAATCTATTAAAAGATAGATACAATGAATATATTAAGGATGCTATGAAACATTTAGCATCCAAAGGCGTTAATAAGAATCTTGAAAAATTAGCTCAGGGTTTAGTCGATGCGGCTATTGATGAGTTGAAGATGATTCCTATCAGTGGCTTTGTGTGCACTGGTAGTGAATTTTTTAAGATGTCCCAAGGTGGTTCTGACCACGATACGGACAAACACTTGTGGCTTGTTGGTAGCGATGCTGACATGTATAATGGCAAAGTCCATTATATGGTCGGCATCAAGTCTGAGACTGCTGTTCAAGGTTTGCTTGAAGCCAGCAGTTATGCAGACTTCATCGAGTCAGTATTCGTATCCGGTCTTACGGATATGAATGTAGGGAAGTATGTTAATAAATCTTCCCTAGTTCTTGAGATTGTCAGTACTCGTGGTACTGAAGTATTTTCTGAATCTTGTGATATCGTTCGCAAGAATTTAGAATCGAAAATTGATATGTCTAAAAAGGCATATCAACGTCATTTTAACGTTGGTGACATTCATGAAGATGAATGTTCTAACGACGTGGTTATTGCTTTGTATGAAGAGTTTTTAAACTCTGATTTAAGCAATCAGTCAATTCTTAATTATTTCGTGGATATCTTGATTATAGCTCCGAGTTTGATCGGGCATATTATCGATATGGCAAAAGCTGGCCCTGGTACAGCATTCGATCCTATCGGTGAAATGTTGAAAGGTATCCATAGCATGCGTCGTAAACAATATGCATGCATAGATTTTAATCTTGAAAACGGAACATTAACATTAAACGACGCAGTTAAAATTGGTCGCGAGTATTTAAAGGGAGAATCAAAATGAGAATCAATAAAAAAGAACAACAAGTAAAAAGCTTAGGTATAGAATCTGGTTTATATCATATTCAAAATGAAGTAGCTGAAACTGCATTAGAACAGTTGAAAGCTACGGTAGATGCTTATGGTATCAACTTGAAAAAAGAGAACAGTGATGCAAAAGGCCTCACTGGCTATATTAATGAGTTGATTGAAGACATCAGAAAGTCTTCAAATCAAAACGTTAAAGGAGAGCTTATGAGTTCTCCTATGGGCAAGATTTCAAGTTACGTTCGCAACATGTTTATCTGGAGCATGGATATTAATCCAGATGAAACAAATTTATATGAAGCTGCACGTGAAGCAGGATTCATATATGGCTCAGTTTGTCTTAAAAAAGACTTAGTTCACTATGCATGGGAACATGCTAGTGAAGAGAAACAACTCGAGTCCTTACGAGTTGTAGAGGTGACACCTCGTTTTAAAGGCGCTGCTGACGCATATAAACCAGCAACAGGCCTTACAGAAGAGGAAGGCGAATATGTCTTCTTCAATAAAGGGCTGTCTTCTGATGAATATTTGTTCTGTGATCCTACAGTAAATGGGTCTTATGAACTATTCGTTAGAGAAAATGGTAGTTTGTATATCATCGTAACTCCACTCGATGGTATGGAATTACCATTACCAAAGAAACAGTTGTTATTGAAGTCTAACGATTTCGTTAATGCTGCTTCCAAGGTTGCGGTTGCTCAAGGCTTCCGTAAAGAGTTAAACGAAGGAGAAGTTCTTCGTTATGACGAATTTATTTTAATGGAAGGCTCTGTAGCCAAATCCATTAAAGCGAAAGGTCTAGATGGTAAAGCTCCATCTGACGGCATCTACGTTAAGTCCTTGAAAGGTAATGGATACACTCAATTATGCGGTGTGTCCATTATTAAGGAGATTCGTGATATGATCATCGAGTCTTATGGCTCTGTTAAAGTTAAAGTACAAATCGACAACATGTGCTTTAATCAATTTGAAAAAGGCAACAGAGAAATTAAATCTGTTGCTATGATGGTTACAGTTATCGAATAAAAAGTTTCCCCTTCGGGTCTAGCACTGATGTCTCGTCATCAAAAGCAAACAAGGCCTGAAGGGGGAGCAAAAAGTTTTCTTGGCACTCCGTGCCGAAATCATTTACGAGGGTATATTGCCCTCATTTTGTTTATGTATTCATAAGGAGGTATTATCATGAATACGACATCTATTATCGCATTAAACTTAGGCTTATCTTCTCGTGGTATTCGTAACGTTGAGATTATCGACGTTATGGATTACGGTAATGGCATCGACGTTTGCTTTAAAGAAGCAGATGGTAAAGTATGGTGTCTTACTGATAATATCATGCCAGAAGAATGGTGTGAGTTATTAAAAAGAGCTAATAAGATATCTCGTAAGAGAGCAGTATTAGCTCTTATGTAATATATTAAGCTTTAGTTGTAGGTATATTATTATTATATATATCTATGACTAAAGCTTAATTTTTTAATTAATATTGTTCGGTGATAGGTGTCCGCCCTTATATATAGTTAATATAAAAGAGTTTAATATTAGCTAATAAGAACAGTGCGGGCGGCACCGTATTCGACTTCCGACGCTTGCAACATTGGGATGTGGCCCGCGTTGCTACGTCTCTGGTCGTCGAATACTCACCTGTCACCTTTGTCTTAATTTCGGCAGTGTCCCTTCGGGTCTTTACTGCTGAATATATTCTTTCTTGTGTGGTATGCGATCAGGCGGTGGTCGTTTACTAGTATGTTTTTCTGCTCCGCCACGAAATTATTTATGAGGAATTTTTCCTCATTTTTATTATTGTTTCCATAGGAGGTATTATCATGGAACAATTAGCAATTTACGGCTGTTATGCCGAAGGTTTTGTTTTCAAAGGTTTTGCTGAATTAAAAGCAGTAGAACCTTGTTCTAGTGTTTATGATATCGTAGAAGCATATGCTTCTATCGGTATCGATATTAATAATACGAAGCCTATCATTTTAGATTTTGACGATGAAGGTTTCGCTCCTGGTTTTGAAGTTGAAGGTGTAACATATATTCACTTCAAAGCTGAGAATGTATTTAATGGTGTACTAGTAAGAGAGGCGTAGAAATACGTCTCTTTATTTTTATGGAGGAAACTATTATGCGTTTCATTTTCTTCGGGGAGATATTCCCCGACCAAATTATCGATGTTCCAGATAGCAATAAAGCATTGGAATACATCGAAGCAAAATATTACCGCGACGATATCGTTTCTGTAAATATGTGTAATTTTGACGGCCAGCCTGTCATTAAAATTAAAGCTTGGGCAGATATTTCTGGCGACGACGACGAAGACTGTATTAGTTATGAACGTCGCCCAATGTATCTGTGCACAGAGCATTCTTATAAGAAATTGTCTTCTGCGACAATTAAGATGCTTGTAGGCGAATAAAGACGCCCCCGCCGGGGCTAAATATTCTTCGAAGTTTTCTTGCCACTCCGTGGCGAAATTATTCATGAGGGCATTTTGTCCTTTATTTTCTATTCTGTGAAAGGAGAAAAATTATGTTTATCACAGGAATTTATTTGTACACATTAGTATCTCCAGTCGGAGAATTTTTATCCGTTCAAAGTACTGACGGAGTATTTGATGTTCTTCGTGAGCATCAAGGATATGAATTTGTATCTAAAAGTTTAATTGGTTATAGTAATTGTGCTATGGCTGATTAATGTTTATTAGGTGCTGGTAAGGAATTGCCGGCACCTCGTTTTAAAATTTATTTATAATATTTATACATGGAGGCTTATCATGCAAAAATTATTCGTAAACTGGCTCAATTCTTTCTATGAAGAAAACCCTATCACATTCCGTATTTTCTGGTTCTTGGTAGGCTGGTTCTTCACATCTGCTGTTATTATACAGATTCAAAAAAGACGCTAGGTTATTAGAGATTCTCTCTGGAGGGTAACTATTTATAGTTCCCCCTCCGGGGCGAAATTTTTTATGTCCTTCTTTTCTTATTAGGTTAATCTGTATAAAGCTTTATATAAGGCACTCAGGGATATAGCTTCCTTAAAAGCATAATACCTCCCTATATACAACCCTTACAATACACGTGTATTCCTGGGTGCCGTATATAAGGTTTTATACCTTAATGAAACTAAGGGCCCATCCTGGGCGAAATCTTTTTTGGGGTTCCTTGTGGACCCGGTATTCATAATTTTTTCTCCTCTCTTCCGCGGTGAGAACTGCGGGAGATATGAGGGCTAGAATAAGCATTGACTTATTCAGCCTTGATATCTCCTACAGTGTGTGGGTAGGAGAGATTTTATTTTTCACCCTGTGTCGCTTTTATCAGGGTACTTTTTTATGAAAGGAGACATTATCATGTCAAAAAAAGCATTCGCAAACGTAGTTGGTTTTGTATTTGGTTCTAACAGCAATGGCTGGGCACAAATGTTGTCTGCTATCGTATCAGGCGTTAATGGTGTACGTGACACCAAACCTGAACGCATCGAAGTAGAAGGTGCATCTTATGTGGGTATGGGCATTAATGCCGTAACTCAACTCGTGAATTTGTTCACTGACCGTGCTAGTGGTTATGAACGTTTCACAGGTGAAATCGTGACTAGCGACGCTGTTGCGATTCGTGCATATTCTATCATGAAGCACTTAAAAGCTGGTTTGACTCCAGCAAAGACTGCTGATGCAGTTATGAAAGACGCGGATTCTGCAGAAGACCGTGCACAATTTAAAGCATTAGCAGAAGCTCTTAAAGAAGCTAAATCTGCTGGTGTAATGCTTCGTATTAGCCGTTTATCTCAAGAACATTCTTATGCTTTAGAAGTTCCAGAAGGTGTAGAATTACACGCTGGCGATACTGTTAAATTTGATAACGGTGAAGCTGATAATGGTGTTAAATTAGCATTCGGCGTTCGTAGCTCTTACGCTTATGAAATCGCTGAAGTTAACGAAGAACTTAAGGCATTACGCCCTAAGAATACACCAAACGCTAAGCACAGAATGCAATGCGTAAATAACACGCTTAACTTGATTCGTGAAATCAAGGCGGAAGAGGTCTCCGCAGAAGACCTTATCTAATATAGGGGGCATTTGCCCCCTTTGTTTTTTAATTAACAAGGAGGCTGTCCGCTATGGCAACTTTTAACTTAAAACATTCTAATCCTTCTATTATTGATTATATGAAGGAAAAAATCACGGTAGAATATAATGGCACTGTCGAAGATATCGATGGTGGCATTAAGGTCGAGTGCCCAGATGAATCTTTAAAAGACATCTCTGATGCATTCTCTCGTGCAAAACGTAATACTACAGTGGCAGGTTGGGCAAAATCTGCCACTAAGTTTATTGGTCGTCAGACCAATACAGTAAAAGACGTAGGCATCGGTGCTGTAGGCCTAAGTGCTAAAGGTCTATTTGGTGCTGTTAAAAAGACTGCAGAATTAGCTATGGGTGCTACTGCGGTCATCGTTAACGAAGGCAAAGAAGCATTTGCCGAAGCAAAAGTTAGCGACGAGCTACGCAATTTGAAAAAATCTTTTGGTGCTAGCAACGATGCTGAAGAAGGCATTGAAATGGTAGTATCTACACCAGAAGCAACAGAAGGTGGGGAGGCTTAACTCCCCAGTCTTTGACGGTAGACTTTAAAGAACCGAAAAGCCTACTGCGAAGGGTATAAACGCAGACCATCAGTAAGGAGTTATTTTGGTTGTCCTTATTGAAGCGGAGTAAAAAGCAACCAAATGGGCAATGGAAATAGGGCCATGAATGCTATTCCCTCTCGTAATAGAGGATATTACGCGTGGACAGGTCATACTAGTTAGCCACGAGCCTGAAGACGACATTAAGAACAGTGGCAAGAAGATACGGTTTAGTTCTGGAAGGGTTCGCCCATCTAGGCTAAACCGTATTTTTTTTCATTATATACATTTAGTTAAGGTAATAGTTATATTATAATATATAGCTTTAACTAAATGTATATATTTTTACTTTTGGTATATAGCTTTTACTAAAACTTATTTTTTTGTTAACTATATATATGAGCTGTTATTTTTGCTTATATATATTTTTTTCTTTTAGCGATTACGTTTACGAGAGCTAATAAGAAATATTATTGTGGGCGAGCGAAGCGAGCCCTTTACCTTTTACGATCACGTTAACTGAAGATATGAATGGCCCGAGCGGAGCGAGGGCTATATAGATTCTTTGATACTTTCTTCTTAAGAAAGTAGCTAGTTTTTATTTTATATTAAGTGCGAGCGAAGCGAGCACATTTAATAGTTTCTTTGATATCTTTCTTTCCTAAAGAAAGTAGTATTATTTATTATTATGTATCAGGTTTCTCTGATACCTCTCTTTTCTAAAGAGAGTAGTTTTGTATTATATATATTATATAGTATTAAGCGAGCGAAGCGAGCATAGATATATATATGTATATAGTGTTGAGGCGAACCGAACGAAGTGAGGGGAGCCGTATATATGTATATTATTGTGAAACGAGCGAAGCGAGTTAAACATATATGGGGATTGTAGTGTCCTAGCGTAAGCGACGTTTATATATAAGAGTATATATATAATAAGTAATTAAACGAAGTGATACGAGCACAGCGAGGCGAGCGTATTATTATATTATATATATTAAAGCGGAGTGAAGCGAACCGAGCATAGCGAGGGGAGCGGAATGAAGCGCGTATTATATATAGGAGCTATGATAGCTAATAAAAATAGATTAGAGGCGACGGCGTCGTTCTTTATGTTATATGTACATATAATATAATAGACACCGGAGCCCGTATCGCTTTTATTATATAAAGGAAAATTCCGGCCTAAAAATTCCTGCTTAACAGGTCTCTAATTTTTCTATATTTTCCGCCCCCATATATCAGATAAGATATATATAGTATATTATATTATTATTATTATTATTATTATTATATTATATATTATATTTTGCTAAGCTTTATATAAAAAGCGTGGGTGGGTTAAATATATAGTATTATATATTTTCCGGTACCGGATATCAGATATAGTATTAATTGTTTATTATATATTATATTAATACAGTAAGAGTATATATATTAGTTGTTTATTACAGGGGGATATATATATTATATTTTAAATAGAGTTATTTAAAATAATGAAGGAGCTGTTAAGGAAAACAATATGACCGTGCGCACTCGTTAAGGTAGGCATATTATTTTCTAAGATCTGTAACCTAATATCTGATTCGATTGTGTGTTCCTAGTATATATTCGAGATAATATATATTAGGTTAAGTAAGTGAGCCCGCGAACATAACGCAACGTAAATTTTAATCTGCCTTAATGGAGTTTACTAATTATTATATTATTAATATTATATATATAATAATTAATTACACCGAGGCCTTAGGATTTTGTGAGATCCTAATCTTTAGGTGGTATTTTTGTTTTGGTCCCGCCGTCAAAGATCTCTTTCATTTACTAGCTCAAAGATATAAAAAAGTATCGAGCGATTATTTTAGTGTTTATTATTATATATATAATAATAAAGTTAGCAATAAATTATAATTAAAAAAAATTATAATAATAGTTTCTATTATATATAAGCTTATAGATAATAAAACGTAAGTGGTTTTGCGTGCACGGCCCTTTTCGAGATCCGCAGAAAATTGCATAAGCAAGGGTTTGGAGCATTTATAAAATGGGCCAACGTTTTATTAGTATTCGTATTAAATAAAAAAAACTCCCTATATATATTATATAGAGAGTATTATAGTATTATATTATAGCTTATAAAAATCTGAAAACGAAACGAACGTAGTGAGTGAAGCGGTGAACTTCGTTCACCGGTATATTACGTGGTTTTAATATTAAGTTAACAAAAAAATAAAAAATTATATAAAAAAATATCCCGCCATTTTCGACGGGATACTTACAATTAATTTTTTAATGTTTAATTAATTTAACGAAAGCGGTGAACTACGTTCACCGGTATATTACTCACTTTTAATAGCTCTTTAACAAAAAAAATAAAAAAAATATTTTTATTATATTATTATATATATAGTATTAAATAAAAAAAATAGCCTTAGATAATTTATCTAAGACTGTAAAAACTATTAAAAATTCCGGAGCGGTGTAACTTCGTTACACCGGTATATTACTCCCTTTAGTACACAAGTTAATCAATTTAATTAAAAATAATTAAATATTCATTTATTGTGCATAAACGAGAATTAAGGTATTTTTGACCAAAAAAAACAACAAAAAATAAACCCTTATAAAATCTACACTTTTTTCGTTTTGGTATTACTTTTAGTATATATAGGAAACATTAAAAACTAATATACAATATCTGTATATTTATGAATACGAGCTTTTTCAAAAGCGTTACCCCCTATAATAACTCCCTTCGAAAGCTTTAAATGAAACGTCGGGAGTGTCTTGATCATTTGGGTCACAGGGTAAATGTCAATCCAGATTAAAATTAGCCCCTATTTATATACTATATATATCTTTTTTAAGATGTCCGCCGTCTCCTGACGAGCGCCATCCTAGCGTAGCGTATATGCTTCTCTTAGAAGGCTCCCCCGGGGGTGTGGGGGGACACCGCAACACTCTAAAAATGTTGTTTTTACGTTATTTTTAATGTTTTTCAAATAATGTTTATTCTTATTCTGCTGTTAAAAAACATTTATTAATATGCCGTATATTTGGAAAAAATTGCTATTTTTTAATACTATATTTTTATCGAAAAATGTAGTAACAGTTATAAAGTTTCGCTTTTTTAACGTTTTCACCGCTTTTTATGTTCATCTGCGTTCTAAAAAAAAGACACTGTAGCACTCTGCTAATAACGTTTTTTAAGTATTTTCGCTCAAAAACGTATTTAACGTATTTAACGTATTTAATATTGCGACACTTCTAAAAGCTGTTTATTTCGTTAAAAATAGCATAGAAACGTATTTAATATATCCAATATCGTTACACTTATATTCTACTGTTTATTTACTATATTATAAAGTTTATATAATTCTAAAGTCGTAACACTTACTAGATTATTATTATTATATATATAGTAAGGAGATCATTATATGAAATATCATGAACAACGATATTTAGTTTTAAATAGTATATATAAGTTTAATATAGTATATGTTATTATATATATTATTAATAGTATATATAGATTATTATATAAGAATAGTAAGCTAATAAATGGAATATATGCCGGCGATTTTCATTTAATATATTTTATAAACATATAGCAAAATATTACGAAGGAACAACATGAATAAACCATATTTTTTTGAAAAATTAGTATACTATAATATCGATAAATGTAAGATAAACAAATATGAAAAATATCGTGTCGTTCATAATAATAACGGTTATTATATTCTTAGAAAACATTTTATTTATAAAGATAACGATGAAAAATATAGCGCGAACATATATGTTTATTATTATCTATATTTAAGTTTAGAACATATATAAAGGAAGGATTGTATGAAATGCTATACTATATCTAAAAGAGATTTATTTATATCAGAAGTGAGAACAAGAACATCTAATATTATGTGTATTCCATATTTCCCTCATCGGAATATTGTGCCGGCGTATTTTAGTATAATGGAAGATATGTCTTATAGCGGAGTCGAAAAAGATCTTTTATTCTTATACGATTATTATATATATTTAGCTATACTAGAATTAGGATACAACAATGAATTATAGAGTAAATAATATAATCACCAGAAGAAATTCAAAACTGCCTAATAATCTTTACAATAAATATATTACAAGACCAAATATTCAAGGCGACTTATTAGTATATTATGATCTCGTACATGAATATGTATCTAATGGTATTTTATTATATGATTATTATATATTTTTAAGTTACGTCGAATTGGAATCTAATAATGGATTATAACAACAACAAAGTAAAACAAATTATTGAATCGTATTATAAGAATCATATTCCAGGAATTAAAGAAGGATGTTATTTAATACGAGTCAACTTTTATTTTTTATATTCTTCAGAATCTTCTTGGAACAATGAAGAATATAGAATTATGAAATTTTTATATTTATATTATATGTATTTAACTTGTATCGATAAGTTTTGAAAATGATATATGAACTATAAAATAAAATATTATCTAATAAATTTTGAATATGATATAGCGAGCAATTCATTTAGGTTTAATACACAAAAGTATTTACTAGTTAATAATTCAAAGATTATATATAATATAAATCTCGATGACGATATAAGGAATAGTGGATTTTATTATTACTATTATATATATTTAATAGTAAGTAATAAGGGCTAATAAGGAGTAAGCAATATGAAAAATTACGATCACGTTGTTAAGAATAAAATATTGCCGTCCGGAAAATTAATTTCTGATTATGAAATTATGACCGGTAAAAATTTAAATGATTTAGAGTTAGCATATATCGACGAAGCCGGTATTCTACCAGTGGCACCTAAAGATCAATGGATTATCCCTAAAGGATTTATTGTCGATTTAAACGGTTAAGTTAGGAAAGAAGCATGAAATTATGGTACTAGAATTCTTAAGCGAAGCCGATGCATCTTCGGCCTTTACTTTTGATGACCAAAGTGTATTCAAAAGGATTAGAGAGCACCCATTGTTTATTGATATAGAAATACATACATGCCCTAATGAAAAAATGATTATGGTAGTTTATGATTCTGGATTATATGAGCAACGTATTACCCGTTTTGTTAGAGTAAGACGATATAAAAATTATGTAAGATTAATTCCAGAAGGACGCAAGTATAAATGGGTTGCAATAGAGCTTATTGATTTATTTATTCCGAATAAAGAATATAAAATATTAGGAGACTGATAATTATGGACAGAATTATAAATTGGTTATTTTACTTAACACTTATTAGTGCTTTTGTGATTACTATGTATTTTCATTATGTATTAAACATTGATTTAATAACTATTACGATTAAATAATTTGTGAAATAAATAGGGGCAAGGATAAAAATGTTTGAAAAATATAAAATTCTTGGCGAAGATTATGTTTTAGTTTCTTTAAATGAAAACAACGCAATTTTATTATGTACAAACGACATTAAAATTAAAGATAATACTAGAGAAAATTTAGATTATGGTGTGACAATCTTATTTATGAATTTTAACGATAAAAGTGTATATAAAACAAGAATGAGTTTATATCTTTCAAAAATAACATATCAAATTGATTATCTTTTTGATATTCAACTAAAAGAAAATAATATTTTAGCCGATGAATTATTAGAAAAAGCTCCGTCAGATAGTTTTATATACAGAATAAATGATTATATCAAATCATATATTATATAATAAAGGAGGTTAAATTATGTTTATTTGTGATGAAATTGTTAATAAACTAGAAGAGCTATCTTTAACAGTTCAAGATATTGAATTTATTTCGATGGAAATCGAAGAAGATACTGATCAATATGCTATTTTTACGTGGGAAGAATTTCAATTTAGATATCCACGATTCTTTTATGATAATGGGTTTGGTTCTCAAGAAATTAATCCGACATTAACTATTTTTACAAAAGATTATATTTTTTATCGTCATGAATATGACGGAGCAGAATGTTTCTTATCAGTACCGACAAAAGAAAATATTTTAAGTCAAGAAAGAATTAAAGCTGATAAGAATATTATTTATGCCAACACTTATTATGGAAGAACTGATTATTGCTGGAATGAAGGATATGAATAATGGATATTAAATTTAAAACAAAAGAAATTGCTCGCAAATTTATCGAAACTGTTAAACATAATTATGATAATGCTATTAGTTGTGAAGAATTTGGCATGTGGTTTCCTGTCGAGAATTGTCATATAGAAGAAAATTTCTTCAGACAAAAATATGTCGATCAAATCGGAGTAGAAGAGAGCATTACTATTTGTGTACATTTGTACGATAATATTGTAACTATCGAATCTGTCGAAGAACATAAAGAGTTTTATGTTTATTATTTCTACAATGAATTCAGAAATGAAATGTTGTCTTCAGATTTAGTTAAACTATATAATTTTGTAGAGAAAGAAACTGATTAATTATGATAATAGCAGGACTCTGTGTCAGTATAGGATTATTAACATTATTATTTCAAGGAATTTTTTATATATGTAAACTTTTATTAACATTTATTATTCCTGAAAGTATAATTTATACGGCGACCACATCTCTATTCGGAGAAGAATTATTAGTATGGTCGATCGTTTTACATTTAGTAACTATTTTTATTATGCTACTATTAAATATTAAAATCGAAATTAATGACTATAGTTTTAAATTTAAATCAAGTTTTATTGATTTCGAATTAGGTTAAATAAGAGGTATTATTATGTATAAAAATATACAAAAAATTTATGAAATTATTTATAATATCGATTGTTTAATTTGTGACAACAATGAATTTTTTCGAGATTTGATTTATATTAATTCAGAATCTGAATATGATAAATATCAGAAAAAAGTAATTATCAGATTAAATGACAAAGAAGTCATTATTAAAGATGGTATTTTACTTAAATTAAATAAGTTTTATCATATGTTAATGTGTTTAGAAAATGGCGATTTTGAATCTGATTTGCAAATGTTGTACTGGTTCTTAAGAAATCATGATTTTAAATTCAATTATCTAGATTTTAGTCAAGAAATAAAAGATATTATTCCGATTCGAAAAGAATACGGAGTATATACCAAAGAAAATGATACTAGCACAGCGCAGTTAGAATCTTACTTTAAAAAAACTCATTATCTATTAAAAGATTTAGATGATCTATAAGAAAGGAATATTATGGAACCGATAATTAGTCCATGGCTTGTTTATTTTATTTCAATATCAACATCTATTAAAGCTGTTTTTGCTATTATTGCTATAATTTCATTAGCTATTGCATTCTTCATTATTCTATATAATTTTATAGAAGAAGATTCGATGGATAGACTTTATGATAGCAAAACTAAAAAATTAGATTCATCTTTTAAAAAATTAATAGCTTTTATTATATTTTCTTCAATATTAGCAACATTTATTCCGACAAAAGAAACTATTATCGCTATGTATATTGCTAATATGATTACGCTAGATAATTTAAATTTAGCTAATGAAGTATTTAAAAGTAATCTAAAAGACTATTTAGATATTATTACCAATTCGTTAAATAAATAATAAAAAAATGAAATCAAATATTATAATCGAAAGAAAAATTAATTCATATTTTTTTCGTTTAAATAACAATATCTTTAAAATATATTATATAAATAATAATATAACAGTTAATAAAATTAAACATAAGATTAGAGTCGGCGGACCTATATCTAGAAGAATCATACGATTTTATTATTATTATATATGGCTGGGATATATTGATATTTATGGAACAAAAAACTCAAAACAAAATAATCGATAATGTTAATACATATATAATAAATAATCATATGTTACATTATATATATTTTTGTAATGATAATATATCAGAAGCTAGTCTTAGTAAACTTAGAGAATGCGGTTCTCAAATGAAATGGCATTTACTCTTATATTATTATTATATATTATTAGGAACTATTATTGAAATTAAATAAAGGAATGATAATGGATTTAAAAAGATTTAAATGGAATCGTGACGAGCCTTTTTATATTCAAGCCAAATCTTTCGATTTTCAGAAAAACAAATTAAATACAAGTATAGGATCAACATATATTCCTTATACTGATATATGTAAAATAGTTTTCGATAAAAATGCTAAAGATGGTCATTTGATTATATACTTTTATCAAATTAGTACTAGAGATCCTGTTATTTTTAAATATCAATTTGTTTATTATGATTCTGATCGAGAAAAATTTTTAGAACAGGTTGCAAAATTATATTATTATTTTTATTCTAAGAGTATTCTAAATGAAAAATAATATAGAAACTATACATAAAGAAAAAATAAGGAATATGATGTTTTCTGAAAAACTATCAGGATATGTTTTCGAAACACTAGAAACTGTCTTATTATTTGAAAATATGAGAAGAATAATCTTTAATAAAAATAAAGAATATCAATTAAAAATTTATTTTTATCGAGATATTTTTAACGAAACTGTTTGTTTTGAATATAGGTTAATAGGATATAATAGAAAACGTTTTATTTCTCTTAGTAAAGATTTATTGTTGTTATATTATTATTTTTATTGTAAAGGTTTTTATGACGAACAAAAGGAAAATTAAAAATGATTGAAGAATATCATATTAAGAAAAAAGATATTTGTTATACCGATTATGCCATAAGTCTTAATACAATAGGAATATCTTTTGACGTTATGGATAATATGGAATTTGCAATAGATTGTGGTGGCAAATATATCGGTATTTATGCTACTAATGAAGATCAAGTACTTGGTCTATACAAATTCTATCTCGATGATTTTGCTCGAAATCAAGATTATTATTTTAAATTATATGCAAAATGGCGTTCTTATTTCATTAGATCTGTATCTAAATGTATTATGGGCTAATAAATAATGAAAGTTATCGAAACAAAATATTATACAACTAATCGACATAATATAGCATATAATAATGAATTAATAGATTTTTATCCAGCAATTTTTAGATACGATGATTTTCATAAAATAATATTCGATAAAAAAGTCGGATATAAAGTAAAATTATATGTTAGGACTAGTTGTAAAAGATTAACATTTATTGTTATCGATCTAGAACACTTTGAAGAAAATCTATATTTTTATATTAGAATGCTAGGCTATTTATATTTGAGGTTTTATGTACAAATGTATGAAGAATGAAAAAGTAGAATTAGCAATTATATCTAAGTTATTGTTATTCTTGTCAGACAAAAATAAAAAATATCTTTTTGATAATAATCTTCCAAGTATTTCTCACTTAAAAAATAGTAAAGAAGCTAAAAAATATGGTTTTATTTATAGCTATTATATATATTTAAGCTATATAGAATTATAAAATTAAAAATATTTAACAGGTGATTATGGAAAAGTTAAACGATGAAAATTTAGACTTATCATTAAAACATATATTAAATAAAGATTCATATAAAACTATTTTTTATGGTCAACATATTATGAGTTCTAATAATGAATACATGTATGATTATCATACGACTATCGAACATAAAAATAGTTGTTATATTATTCATATTTATCGAAAGGGCAAAGCCTCTCGTTTTTACGAAGAAGATAAAAACAAGTATCATGTAACGATTAAAAATCAATTAAATAAAAACGAAATATCTTCAGTATGTTTTGACGAATCTTTTGAAGATGTTATTAAATATATTGCAAATAAATTGTATATATTTAAAAGTGATTCTGAATTAGACCTAACAAAAGAATTAAAAGATAGATATACAAATGTATTTGTCGGCAATCACTATAAATTCTTTTTAGCTTTTGTCGCTCAAAATAAATTAATTACTTTTGTAATTAAATACGAAGAAAGAGAATATCGTTGTGATATTTCTTATGACGGCAACAATAAAGCTATGTTAATTTTTAATAACAAAGCAGAATTAATTAATGCGATCGAAGAAAGGTTAAGAACTTTCGAATATGTTACGGAAGGAATTAAAAAATAATGTCTACTAAATTAAAAGGATCTTTGTATATTGATGACGATATTAAATTAATATATCGTGACTCTATGTATAAAATTTTTGTCGATGATCATTGTACAAAGTACGAAATATACGATGGTGGAAATTCAGTAACTGGATATATTCGCTTATTTGTATTAAATAAAACAATTGAATATATTAAAATTATTAATGATGTCTTCATCGAAATTGATCGCAATAATAATTTTATATATATTGATCGAGATAATATTAGAAATGAAGATCATCTTATTCAATTATTAGACTCTGAAGAAGTAAAAGAAGCTGTATATGATTATATTAATCAGGAAGCAGGATATTAATATGAATCAAACTACAACTTATTTAGAATTTAAAACAGATTTATTTGCTAATACATTTTTTGACGTGATTAAAAAATATCATGACTATGAAGTTTGTTGCGAAGGTAAATTATGGGTGCCGTTTAGCTATTTCACGTATGAAAACAATATCACGTTGAAGTATAGCAATCAACATAACGAAGAATTAACATTAGTCTTAGAAAAGAAAAATGAAAGAATAAATGCTACATCTATCGTTAAAAATAAATATGTCGAAGACGGTACCGATGCTTTTTATTTTGTCGACTCTTTCCAAGAAGTAATGTTTGATGCTTATTTTTTAAAGGAGTAGAATAAAATGGACGAAAAATTAATTCTAAAATATCGAGATAATTTTGCTCGTCTAATTCAAGACGAATATTGTCTTGGCGATAAAATGTACGACTTCGAGAATCACGAAGAACTCGAAGATTTTAATTTTAAAGATTATTTATATCATTATGTCGATGGTCGTAATTGTAGAATTTTAGATTACGAATGGTATCTTGACGGCAAATGGTCTCATATCAATAATATTAAAATCGAATTAGAAAACGGCGAGATCTTAGAAAACATTAGTCCTAATAAGTTATATATTTCTTATGAGTCTTATGAAGATTGTCGAGGCTATTTTATTCAGGACGAATATTATTAAGGTATAATATATGGTTAATGATCAAGATTTCTGGGACATCATGTTTGATACATTAAATAAAACATCCGAAAAGGAATGGGAACAATTTGTTAAAAAATATGATAAAAAAATAAAAAAAGAAGAGAGAAAAATGGCTTATTCATTAAAACATAATGTAGAAGATACTATTAATATCATTAATAGTATCGATAAAAAATTATTAGCTCCTGAAAAATATTATTATATTTCTGATTTTTATATTGAAGATAACGGTCGTTTTAAATATTTAGTATTTAATATTAACAAAGAAGACGGAACACTACTTCGTAAAGATTATTTAAAATTTACTAAATATCACGAAAATTATTCTGTTCTTCAAAAAACTTCTTTTCATATGGAAGATAATATTATTACTAAATTTTTATTAGAACATGGTATAATCGATGACTAATTATGTTTATACTTATGATAATTCAAAAACAGATGCAAGGTTTCACAAAAATCAACAATTATATTGTATATATTATGTTTCATTATTTAAAAAATTAAATAATGCTCAATATATTCTAATAGATGAAAATTTATATTCTGAATATTTACTTTTAAATTCAGGACATATAAATGGAGATCAAGAATATTTAAATCAATATGAATTAATTAGAACGATAAAAAAAAGTTGATTCATCATTATGCCTTGCTGTGAAACTTTATTAATTTTAAATATAGTATTGCTAGTATTAATGAGTCTTTAAACAGGTCTTAAATTGCGAACAGATATTCGCTTTTAAGAAAATATACAAAACAATAAAAATTATGGGTTTTCTTGAAAAAAACAGGTATATATGTTATAATAAAGGATTAGAAAAATGAAAATTCAATTTACTGATAATCTTCAATCTTCAGGATTTTTTTCTAAATGTAATGATTGTTTATCTTTATATTTTTTAGGAAAAGAATATGTAAAATCTTTTGAATTAATCAAAGAAAATAATGTTACAATAATCAAATTAATAGTTAGTCACTATTCTGATGTTTTTAAAAAATATACAATTGAAAAAAAAGACAATATTGTTGAATTAAATTTTGAGGAAAATAATTCAGAAAATTATTTTTGTATGTTTGTAAATGAACAATATAATTACAATATTCTTTCTAATGTAATTAAATTTGAAAAATAAATGGATTATACGGTTATCAAATATAATAAAAATAGAATAAATTACGGAATAGGATTTAAACAATTAAAATCTGGCGACGATTATACACAAATGTTATATTGTGCATATTATTATGCCGTATCTGATCACAATTATTCGTATTCTATAGTAAGAGAAGGCGTAAGAATTGGATTAATTTTAATCGATAATCTTAATCCTCGTCATTTAGCAGTTATGGATAATAAAGAAATTATTAGCATCATGAAAAAAACTAGACAAGAAAGGCTGTGGTCAGAATTCATAAATGTAGTAAACAAAAAGAATCCTGCGCAATAGTTATTTCTCCCAAGACTTTCGAATATTTTGAATATGAAATATATAGTGGCTTAAAAATTTTTAGCGAACAAATATATATAGCGTATTAGTTTGCTTTATGTTTCGAAGACTCTAACGTAGCTATTGTTGGCTCAGAATCTTTATATTATGCAGAAAATTATGATTCATATTATTCTGCTGATACCACACAAGAACTAGTTTTATCTTCTAATATAATTAATATTTTAAAGGAAATTAAAGATGAAAAGAATCGAACTAATTAATCTTATTTCTAAAAATCATACTTATAAAACTCATATATTTTTAGATCATAAACGCGGGATTTTTGTAGTTCAAAACGAAGTCGCAAGATTTTATAGAACAGATAATAGAATAGATTTAACAAATAATATAATCGCAACAAAAAGCTACACTATTTTTAAATATTCTGAAAATAAAGAATTAGACTTTAGAGTCGATTTTCATATCGAATTAACAATTAATCTTATTGATTTAAGTTTGACAAAATTTCATGTCGTAATAATAAGTAAAAGATATTATAATTCTAAATATAATGATGAAGTTATTAAAAATATGATTTGTTTTTATTATTTTGCTAATTTAACAGAAGACATTTTTTTTGATTTATTTAAATTAAGAGCAAGTAGAGGTCTTTCAAGAATTAATGTGATTTAAAAGAAATATTTTTTAATTAAAAATAAGGAGTAATTGCTATGTTTAAATTATTATTTTTAGAATTTAGATTATTTATCGAAACACTATTAATGGAAATCTAATGGCTAATTTTAAATTATTAGGGACAATAAATAAATTCATAAATTATGGAATTTCTTATGTGCTTTATTCTAATATAAAAGATAGAATATTTTATTATGGAAATATGACAAATTATATTATACAAAATAAAGGATCAGAAACAGAAAATTTTTTTAGATATGCATATTATCCTTATTTTCTGATAAATAAAAAGGAATAAAATAAATGGATATATATAATTATTTAGGTGCTTTCATAAGTAGAATAGATATATGTAATTATAAAATAAAAAAAATTTATAAACATAAATTAAATTCTATTTTAAATAATGTCGATTCGTTAAAAGCAAGCAATTTATATTTTTCATATTATTATTTTCACTATTTAACATTAACAGAGGATATAAATTTTAATGTCAAATATAAAAAAATTAAAAACTGATCTCGGTATATATGAATCTTTCTATATTAAGTATCATAATTATGATATTTTTCAAAATTTATTTATAAAAAAAGTAAGAGAAAATCCAGATATAAGTATATATGATGTAGCAGAAATTTTCATATGTTCATCACAATATTATTATTATATAATGTATGTAATGTTTTGTCCTATTGGTAGATTATCGACAATGGACGTAGAATATAATTGGAGAAAGAATGAGCAATTATTATACCAATAATAAATTATATAATCTAATAACCGGTAAAAGATACGGTTCATTTTTTAAAAATAAAATAGTAAACTTTATGTCTTTTAAAGAAAATAGAAAAAATATTATTTTCCCTAAGTATAAAGTTGCTCTTCTCCATTATATTTATTTTGAATATATTATAATGAAATATTTTAAATAATAGTATTGTTTGTATTTTGGAGGAGAGTAATTATTTTAATTAAATGTTATAATAAAAATATGAAAAATAGTGTTATTTGATAATTAAAGGGAAAAATAATGAATCGATTCGAAATGATTAGAGAAATATATAGAATCCAAAAAAAACTTCAACGAAATACTCTCGATTATTTTTTAACGAAATATTATCGAGGAATGTGTTTGGAAGAGCTTCAAGATTTTCAAGTTCAAAAAATATGTAAATGGATGCAAGAAGAATATCGTGAACAAAGAACAGATCCTATGAGATTTTGGAACGATTATGCTATGTTAAACGACTGAGGTAAAATATGAAATATCGTTTATTATTTAATAAATTAAATATCGAAACATTTTCTGAATGTAAAAATTTAGTACATATTATCGACAGCATTCTTATGAGTGCTCATAAGATTAATAATATAAAAGATTTTACTTATCAATCATATGGGAATGGCCGCGGATCTAATGTCGAAATTTATTACAAAAATAATCTTATCGAAATTATCGAGGTCGTCGAATGTTAAATTGGTATAAGATGATATGGAAAATTAACAGAACAAATTTAAGGTTTTTAGGCAAAAATAACGATACGAATATGTTTAAAATATCGAAGATTAATAATAAAATTTTGTTTTGTTATGTTGAACAACATATTTATTCTTTAACATTTGAATTAAGATTTTATATCAATGATGATAAATTTTCAGAAAATGATATATACGAATTAAATATATTAATAAGCCAAAGTGAAGGATTTTTAACACAAAATCATAATCGTAATAGTATTTATTCTGGTGTTATTACTCCTATATTTGTAAAATATTTAATATATTATTTGTATTTTGAAAATATAAAAATTGAGCAAATTCTAGAAAAAATGAATGATAATTTCTATTCTCTTTTCCGCGAAAATTCTCTTAGTAGACATAGATAATAGGTTGTGAATTAATAATGGATAATTTTTCTAATTATAAATATAAAGAAGATGGTGATTTTTTAATAGGCTATGATAAATATTTTATTCCCGTAAATAAAGATACTGAAGATTTGTTTAAAGCAATATTATATATAGAAGACAATAAAAATAAAACGCTTATCGAAAGTTATTTGCAAGAAGCAAAAGTTTTAAAGAAAATAGGCCATTTGTGATTTTTCACAGTTGGTCTATTTTTTTATAGTGCGGGCTCCGCCCCGAAATCTTCCTCGTCTCTTTTTTTATTTATCATTGAAAAATTATAAGGAGGAAAAATGAAAATTAAAGAATATTTTTTAGCATATATTAAATTAATATATAGCTTTATTGAAAAATATATGGTATTATTATATTTATATTTTCGAATTAAATTAGTAGCAAGAAATCAAAATATTATGGCTTCTATGAGTGATAACGGTTCCGGATTATCTTATTCTTTGAATACAGATAATCATCCAGCAAACACACAATTAGCCGGTTTAATGCTTTCAGCTGATAAAAAAAGAGCATTTGAATATAATGTAGCTATGACAAAAAAATATATTTTATTTAAAGTAAAACATTTTGCAATTAATAATGGATTATATGAAGAAATATTCGTAACGACATTATTCTCTAAAAGAACTTATAAAAAAGAATTATCTGGAAGAACTTTTTCTAGATTATTTAAAAATAATTATAATATGTATTTAGAAGAAAAAAATTCTTTAGTTTATAATTCTATATATTTCGATCTTACCGAAGAAAAGAAATACTGGAATAAAATAGTAAATTCTTGTATCCAAAAGGTTTTAAAATAATGAAAATATATAATTTAGTTTCTGGAATGATACCGATTCAACATTATTTAAAATCTAAAAACATTATAAGAACTGGCGAATTCTTTTTTAAATTTGCATTAAATAAAGAATATTATGTCGGTATCGATGTATATAAATTTACGTCGACACAAAAAACTGTATTATATATTTATTTATTAGATAAAAAAGATAGGCAATTAGCTTATTATACATATGTTTGTAAAAATAAAATATATAAAATAATTGATGGCGATGCTCATAAATTGCCTGAAGGATTTAAAGGATTGTTTTATGATAATTCTTGTAATCAATTAATATATTGGATGTATTGCTACATGAATACTCTTGGTCAAAAATATGATTGTCCTTATGTTAATGTTAGCTTTAATAATGTAAAAGATAAATTTGTTCAGGAGGTTTGATATGAAAGAAAATCTTGTCGAACAAATTATTAAAATGGCTGACAGATATGATGATTATATGGATTATACAGGTGTTCCTGTCGAATTTTTAAAAGTAAAAAATAAAGATAGATATTCATGCTTACGTTTTGTGTTTGGATCTTATGATTCTGTTCTGTTCGAAGTAAAAAGTGCAGAAAATAGTTATTTTTCAGCTAAAGAAAAGTATATTTCATTTAGTAAAGAAAATATATACATGAAAGATAATCTTGGATTTTATTACGATCAAAACAATGTTATCAATAAGAATCTTGCAAAGTATATATTAATACTTCTCGATTACTTTTTATTATCGGAGTGTTTACATTATGAACTACTCTAAATTTTTAAAAGGAATAAAAAAAGAGATTATAGATCGCCTCAAAAGTGAAAATCCTGGTAATACTTGGTTTAGGTTATTAAAATTACATGACGAAGAACGAAAAATATATTATCTATTTTTTCATTTTCTAGACTATGAAGACGAACCAAGAGATATCTTGTCTTTTACTTATGAATCTCCTAATTATGATGGATACGAATTGTGTTATTACGATTATTTCTCGTCTGAAAATGTTGATAAACCTATTATTGAAAGAATATCATCAGAAAAATTAAACGATACACTTTATGAGGTAATTATTGAAAAAATTATGTCATATTCTATTTATACTTTATATTTTAAATTAACTGTCGACAAGATAAATTCAGAAAAAGGAAAAATAAAAAATGTTTTATGATATTAGTATCGATCCCCCAATTATTTCTATGTTAGCTATTATATTTTTAGCTTTAGTAAAAGTAAATATTTTAATTGGCTTAGAAAATAATTATAAGGATTTTAAAAATCTTAATAATACAAAAGAAAAATTATTTGTTTTTATTAAAATGCTTTTTAAGGCTATATTATTTTTATTTTTCTTAGCAAATAGTGTTATTTTATATACAAAACTTTAAAAAATAAAAGGATGAATTAATATGTCAGATAAATTATTAGAAAGATTAATGACTCAAAGAACCACGCTGGCATTTAAAAATGGCGATTTTGCTCAAACATTCTTTGATTTAATTAATGAAAATGAAAAGAGTTATCCATTGCTTTATGACAATAACAGAAACTGCTATGGTTATTTTTATAAAGAAGATGTTGGATTTTTTACTAAAGTATTCATTTTTAAAGATAAACACAATGAAGAAATTAAAATTAATGTATCAATTTATAATAATGTAATTGTTATTTTCTCCAGCTCTAATAAAGATGATATTATGGGACTATTATATCAATATAAAGAACACTTTATTAGAAAACATTATAACAAAGTTATGATAATAGAAGAATTTGCTACTATGTAAAAATATAAATAGAAGGTCACTATGTTTGAATATAATAAAGAAAAATATAGCTATAAGAATATTGTCGATAAATTAATATTCGATAATTCTAGTTATATTTGGAAAACAACTTTATTAGGCTTTGGCGACGCAGAATTCTATCCTAATCGTATCGAAGAACATGGATTAGAAATTGCTTGTTATGGTAAAGGCATTCGCCCGGGCCAATTAATAAGAACTGACAGTATTTATTTATCGGAACAATCTGCTATTCAACATGAAATAGATGTATTGATAGATAAATTACCAACAGAAAAAGATAAAGATGATTTATATATTTTGTTAAATGAACAAGGAACAAAATGAGAATTACAAGAAAAGGAATTTTTGTAAAAGATTCTGATAAATGGTTCGAGGACTTTAAAAGTACATTATATTATCAAGTACTTGAATTTTTGATTTACACCACTGAAAATGAAATTAATTTTACTAATGGTATTAGAATTTTAAAAAGTGGCAATAATAAAATATTTTTTGAATATATAGCCGATAATGAATTTCATGAAAAAACAATGAACGATATTATCGAATTAATGCGGGATGAGGAAAGGTAATTAGATGAATAAAAAATTATTATTATTGGCTGGCGTATTAACTGTTGTTAGCTCTAGTGCGATGGCTCAACCAGTAGAAAGAGTATTGTCAAGTAAAAATACTGACACTGATTTCGACCAAAAAACTAATTCTGTATACGTATCTTTAAAAGATGATATTCGTGATATCTATAGAATTCAATTTGAAAAAAAGGATGATAAATATTTCGGAATAAGTTCAAACAAAATTACTGCCGAACTTATTAATATGGAATATAAATATTACGATAACGCTGGCGGTCATTATACCAACTTTAGTGCGAATGGAATGTTTTCCAATTTAAATAATAATGAAGACAATTTATCTGCTTTTTCTAGTTTGAGTGCAGGAAATTTTAATGTTTATAGAAATTGGGGCGATTCCATTTCTCTTAAAGATAATGGTTTTAGTGTTTATAATTATGATAAAAACTCAAAAGAATATGGAACAATTTTAAGAAGTACAGGTTTAGATAATGGCGGTTTTAAAATTATCAATGTCGCTAAAGGCGAAGCAGATACCGATGCAGTAAACGTAAAACAGCTAAAAGATTATGTAAATGATAATCGTACAATTGTACAAGCTGGCGATAATATTACAGTAACAGAAGATTCTGGCGCCTATACTGTATCTACAGCCAAAGACTTAACAGATATGAATTCTATTAATTTAAACGATGGCAATTCTGAATCTCATTACACTGTTAAAGGTGTAGATATGACGTATCGTGGTGATTTTGAATATCATACACAATATAATTATGATGGTATGCACATCAAAGTTAATGATGGTGATAATCAACCAATTAACAATGAAGTTTCTGTAACAGATAAAGGTTTAAATAACGGCAATAATAAAATTATTAATGTTAGTCGTGGCGAAAACGATACCGATGCTATTAATGTAAGTCAACTTAAAGAAACCAATAAAAAAGTTGATGATAATACAAAAGTTATTGAAAATCATGAAGGTCGTATTACAGATTTAGAACATAAAACAGTCGATGTTGGTCGTAATGCTTTAGAACGTGCTAATCATTATACAGATTTGCAAGTAAATAAAGGTGTCGCTAAAGCATCAGCATTAGCCGGCCTTAAATTCTTAGATTACAATCCTAAAGATAAATGGTCCTTCGCAGCTAGTGTAGGCCATTACCGTAATGCTAATGCAGTTGCCGTAGGTGCCGCATACCAACCTAATGAAAATACTATGGTTCATGGTGGTATTACAGTAGATGGTAAAGTAGCATACAATTTAGGTGTAAGTGTTAAAGTTGGCGGTCAAAAATATATTAATAAATATGAATTGGCTGAACAAGTTAAACAATTGCAATCTGACAACGCTTTATTGCGTGAAGAACTTAATGAATTAAGATCTATGATCGAAAAAAAATAATTAATTATAGCCTCCCTAAACTGGGAGGCTTTTAATTTTAAATAAAGGAGATATATATGTTTGTTATTAATTTACATAATGGATTATCTGGTTTATATAAAACATATATTATTGATGAAAATGATGATTTAAATGATAAATTATCTAAACTTGAAAAACGAATTAAAGAAGATCTTTTAACTTGGTATGAAGACGATTATTTAAAATTTAGAATTGAAGTAATCGATCAAGAAAATGACGATATTCGAAATATCATCTGGAAATCTAAAAAAGGATTCTTAGAAGCTTGTTCTATTGAAAAATATGTTTGTCATTTAATTAACAAAGAAACATATCAAATTTGGATTACAGATTGTACAGATGATGAAAGCATCTGTAAATTTGCAGAATAAATTATGTCGTTTTTACATGATCATTATAAAAAACGAGCAATAAATGCTATTAAAAAGAGTATTTCTGATTTTAATGAAGACTTTTTAACAAAAATTGCTTACAACGAAAAAGATTTTAATAATCATATTTATGTTTTTAATTATAGTGATGACGTTACTCATTTATATGTAGTAAATGTACATCAAGAATATGTCGAAATCGAACATTATCATAATAAATATGGATATAATGTTGCTGATGGAGGTCTATAATTTATGATCGAAATAAAAATTGTTGATAATGCCGACATTCTTTTTAATAAAATCATGGATATGAGGGATAATATTAACGTTTATAAACAATGTCCTTCTGTCGATGTCTATGATTTTTCAGAACCGATTTACGAAGAAATTGACAATATCGATATTGCTATGAAAAATAATCAAATTACCCTTAAGTTATATATTAGTATTAGATATACTGATTGTGGTGATCGATTAGACAAGTATGAACTTTTTATAGATTATCGATCTGAAAATAATGTTGGCACAATTTCTTTTAAAGCCAAAACTAAAGAACAACGCAAATTAATATTAAAACTTTTCGAAGAAAATCATATTATTTAATTAATAGGTTTAGGGAAGGCCTAGTCGTAATTTACGGCATAGTCCATTCCGGCTGGGCTCCGCCCCGAAATTTCTTCCACACTTTTTTGTGGTCTGATAAATAGAAAGGATTTTATTATGCAAACTATTAAATTTCAAACAAAAAAAGAATCTAAAGACTTTTTTGAATGGTTTTCTAAAAAGTTAGCTAAGCACAATAATAGTATTTTTGATTTTGGCGGGCAACAATGGAATTTTGATTCGCTTCCAATTATTACAGAAAACTTTATCATTGTTACGTTGGTATCCCCTAATAATGTTGCGTATTTTGAAATTAGTCGTGACGATAGTTCTATTAAAGTACAATTATATTTAGAAGATCAAATTTCTCAAACTGGTTATAATTCCTTACAACATAATACTATTATTTCTAATGTTGTATATCGTATATTAGAAAAATATTCTAAATTTGAATTTTGTAAAGAAAAATGAATTTTGAAAAAATACTAAATAATGACTTATCGACTCTAATATTTATCGACAATGTTAAAATTCCAAGATTTTGTATTGGTGGACGTGCATATTATTTTTCTTCGAGCAATATATTCACGTCCTATTTAGCAGTCGTAGAATCTGCCGACAATTATAAAAATAGAGAAGAACTTATTTTTTCTCTTACAAATATTGAGCGATATGAAATTCATCAGATTCCAGAAGAAATTATCAGAAATCAATCTTTTCAAAGCTTTTCTTTGAAACGTGAATATTCTGATTTTGATTCAAGAAGAGTTATTTATGCTTTTTCTTTATATATTATTTATGTCTTATATTCACTTACTTTTGAATATGATCGGGGGGAATAATAATGAAAAAATTGCTATTAATGGGCACTATTTTAGCTTACTCTTTCGCAACAGCTACAGCTACCGATGTTAAACCATATGAACCATCTAATAAAATTAATCCTCAATATATTAATTTCTATAATGAAAATAACGGTAAAACTATTGAATACAAACAAGCCGGCAATGGTGCTATGATCACAGAAGATGGCTTAAAATACAATAATTTCAAAAAGAAAAAGCCTAAAAGATAATTATGAACTCTTTAAATGAATTGTTAAAAAATAACAAAAGAATTAATTATATATATGATGAATATTTAAAAGAAACAATTAGAGAACGAACTTTTAAAGTTATTGTTTCTAAAAATTTTAGAAGATATGATTTCGATACTGCTGTTAATCTTAACGTTGTTGCATTTGGTAATATTTTAAAATGTTCGAAACATTGTATTTATTTTCCCGTAATTGTTAAAATGCATATTGATAATTCTATGTCTGAAGAAAAATATAGATTTTGCGTTAATCATAAAGTTCAATTATATTCTTATTATGTTCTTAAATATTCTTTCAGAAACAATAAATTAATGTTTTGTTTCGATCGAAAATATTCTAATCTTCAGGGAATAAAAGCTCATAAAATTATGGATCATACAACACCATATTGTCATTCAAGAAATTTTTCATTATATCATAGTGCTAGGTACGTTTTATTATTTGGATCTAAAACAAAAACTTCTATTATTAAAAAAATGTACAGAGATGCATTTAAAGAATGTGAAGAGGAGCTTTCGGTATGTTAACATTATTATTTACAATTTTTATGATTATTTGGTTATCTTTAGCCATTGGCGGAACCCTTGTTGGAGAGGACGATAAATTAAAAAATAGAAAGTAAATTATGGATCAAATATATATAAATATTATGCAAATGATAGTATTTTTTCTTGTTTTTTCGTGCTTATTTTTAATTATTCTTATTATAGATCTTATTATATCTATTCTTTTCTTTAAAAGAATTGGAACATTTAAAAATATATTTTTAGAAGAAAAAACTATGGATACTATTGTATCTTTATTATTTACTTCTGTAATTTTAGGAATAGTTACTATTATAACAACTAGTGAATTTTAATTATGACGCTATTACAATTAATAAAAATTACGAATAAACATATATTGCAGAAAATAAAATATTCTTCCAAATCAATTATTAAATTATCAAAATATGATGTTTATTTTGACAAATGCTTTTGTCCAGAAAATAATAGACTTTATTTTTTAATTAAAAGTAATCGTTCTCATATAATGATGTTCCATTTGACTATTAAAAATAATCATAACACATATTCTTTTGTAGCTCTTAATTTAAAAAACAAAGAAGAATATTTGAATTATTTCGAAAAAATAAAATTACCATCTTGTGTAACGTATTCTTTATATTATCGTTTACTTATCGTTAAAAATGAAAAATGAAATAAAAATAAATAATCGTTTCTTTTATAAAAAATTAGTATTGAGTGCAGATTCTTGTCTTAGCGTTAAATGTAATGGTAAATCACATACTCTTTATAAATTAAAAAGAGAAAATTGTTACGAAATATTACATGTAAAAGAAAAAATTACTAAAAAATTTACATATGATCCAAATACAAAATGTCTTAGTTCAGAAGATCTTACTTTATCTGAATTAAATGGTTTAGCGCAATCAATTTCTAATAAAATTAGAATGATTGGAATCCCATTGTATTTTAATAAATACACTTGTTCTTCATATATTGCAAGATCTATGGATCTATTAAATAAAAAATATCCGATATTTTTTAATTCTGAAAGAATAAAAATTTTTGTTGGATCAAAAAATAATAAAGAAGGATTTATTACTATTAGAATACTTGATTCTGAAAATCGTCCAAAATTTGAATCAGGTTATTATTATTCTTATGAGGACAATCATTTAATTATTTTTAAATATAAAAATAATTTTCATTGTGAATATCATATTCACTTAGAAATAATTGCGTCTATAATAGCATATCAAAGTATTAATTATATATATACTATTGATAATGTTTCATTTTAGGAGGTTTTATGTTAAACTATATTGAGATTTACGACAAAGATGTTTGTCGAGAATTAAATATGATCGCTAAAAAACAACAACATAATTTAATTATTAATATTAAAGATTTAGACGATGTCGAATGTTCTATTAATTATTCTTCTATTAATAATACATTAGAAATTCAAATTGACGGGCAAGAATATTATCTAGATACTATTTATGATAACGAAGAAGAAATCTTATATTGGCATTTAGATAATAATATTTCTATTGGCGATTTTATTTTCAAAATTCTTCCGGCAGTAAGTTAAAATGATCAGTAATTATTTTCAATATATAATTGGTTGGATTTTTATCGGTATATCTTCAGGAATTTTAACTTATTTTTTATTAACTCGTTGTCTTTCTAAAAAAATAAATATATATCGACACGGATCTAATTTAAATATGTTCTATGTAACTATTTTAAATGTTTTAATTATTTTTAGTATATGGATAGGGATATATTTTTGGACGAATTAAAATTACAATTAGAAATTCTTTATAGGATTCTTAATTTAGATTTACGTAAAACATATCGTAACGAAAAAGGATCGTATAATTTAACTATTAAAAAGATTGGCGATGTCGTACTTGTTAATGTCGACTGGAATGAAAATAAAGATTTCGTTAAATTTAATATTTACTGGAATTCAGAAGAAAAACATTCTAGTTTTAGTTACGACTTTGAAACAGATAAACAAGACGCATTACTTATCGTAAAAGATTTATTATAAGAAGGAGGTTTTGTCATGAGTATGATTAATGAAATTACCGCAGTATTAACTAAAGTTAAAGGCCGTCGTGCTTTTGAACACAAAGGCTATATTTTATATATCGACAATTCTCGTAAAAAAGAAGTCGACAGTGGCGATATTCAAATCTTCAAAGATAAAGAACAAGTATACGACTTTTCTATCGCTTATCCATCTAAAGAATGCAAATCTAAGGGTATTTATAATAATAAAAAAGATAAATTTATTAATAATATAGACTTAGAAAAATTACATGAACTTATTATGACAGTGAATTGGTAAAATGTTACTTTCAAAACCTAACAAAAGAATTTTTGTTAATAAAGATATTTTATTGTTATTATTATTGTTTTTTGGAACAATTATAGTATTATTATTACTTAATAAAGGTGATAATAAAAACATCTTAGATTTGTTAATCGAAACACCTGTTATAGCTATTTTTACTTCGACTATCGTTGTTAAACTATTGTGCCGTGACAATTCTAATGAAAAAGATGATGTTGTTCATTTTTATCCTGAACCTGCAAAGCTAACGACAAAAGAAGCTCGTGTTATTATTAATTATTTCTATAATAGTATAATGCTGCTTCAAAAAATGTTTTTTCATAAAAAAAATAATAGCAATCCATTAGTTTATTCTTTTTGTATTAATGATTTCAATTGTGGGACAATAAAAAATTCAATTCTTACTATTGAATATCGTATCGATTATTTTAATAATGATCTTTCACAATTTGCTTATTTTAAAATATTAGACAATTTGGGAATTAATCATATTCTTTATTTAAAAATACGACTTTTTGATAATTACGATGAAATTATAGAACATATGGTTGCTTCTGAAGAATTAAAAAATATGAAAGAAACATATGTTTTCGCTAACATTATTCATTATTATTTAATGAATAATCAATATAAAGGAGCAGTTAAATACTCCAATACTAGTTTTGAATATCAAGTAATTAATAATTTAGGTCAAATAACTATTCGAAATGAATCATGATCAAATATTTTCAATAATTAAAATATGGTATTTATATTTAAATTTTTGTTTACTAGAAGAATTTTTAGAATTTAAATATAAATATAATGATAAAAAATATATCTTAACAATAAGATCTGACGATGATTTCGTTTCGTTGCTTTTTTCGATTACAAATAGTGGTTTTGTTACTCGAGTAACTAAAAATAAAACAACTCCTATGTTTGAAATATTTTTTAATATTAAAACAGGAAGATTAGTAGTAAACGATATGAAAGTTATTTCAGATCAAGAATATGTTGAAAGATGCCTTTCTATAATATATAATATAACATATAATAATATTAATCCTAAAAAACTATTAACCTGCAAAAGAGCACTCGTGATTTTAATCATGAGATAAATTTTGCAAACTAGTAGGGATGTTGGGAAACTAGCATCTAGTGGCGTAGTTACGCGTCCAACTAAGACATTGAATTGCTGGAAACTCCTAAAGCTCAGAATACTTATGCAACTTAATTGCATAAGTTACGAAAGTAGAAACAAATTTTTGAGATGAGATATGGTTAAATCCTAAGTCTTATTTATAATGGACAATCAGCAGCCAAGCCTTAATATTTTGTTAAGGAAAGGTTCAACGACTAGACCTCGTGAGGGTCGTACACTATAAGCGTTTGATAGTGGAAGTGGTGTCGCCTAAGTTATATATTTTAAATATATAATATGGATAAGATATAGTCTGTGCTTTAGTGAAAACTAAAGGTGCACGTAATGGTGCCAGCTAAGAATAGCGATCTTAGTTGAACAATCATCCTCTCGAAGAAAAATTCTTCGGTTTTATATATTGAAATTAATCGCCTTCTATAGTATAATAATAGTATATATCTATTATTATTACGAAAGGAGGTGCACCTCATGAATAAAAGTTTTAAAGTTAGAATTTATCCTAACCAAAAGCAACAAATCTTAATTGATAAAACATTCGGTTGTACAAGATATTTGTATAATTTTATGTTAAATTTAAAGCAAAAATTATATGATTTTTATAAAATTAATATAAATTATAATTATATGTGTAAAATTCTTACTGAGCTTAAAAAGCAGAAATCTTGGCTTTGTGAAGCTGATGCTGTTGCATTGCAACAATGTCTTAAGGACCTTGATAATTCGTATCAAAGATTTTTTGACCGCGTAGCCAGATATCCTAATTTTAAATCTAAGCGAGGTAAAAATTCCTATCGTACTAATGGTAGAACTATTGAAATCGACCAAGATAATAAAATGATTAAGATTCCTAAAGTTGGCTGGATTAAGTTTAGAGATAAAACAAAATTTAATGGCTTAACTAAAATTAATAATATTACAATCTCTAAAAGTGTTGGCGGAAAATATTTTGCTAGTATTTCAGCTGAAGTCAATATTGCAGCTTTTACGAAAACCAAGAAGAACTGCGGTGTCGATTTAGGATTAAAAGATTTTTGTATTTTGAACGATGGAACTAAATTTGAAAATCCTAAATTTTTAGTATGTAACGAACGACGACTTAGATTGTTACAAAAATCTTTAAGTCGTAAAGTTTATGGTTCTAGAAATTATGAAAAAGCTAGAGTTAAGCTCGCTAAATTTCATGAATATATTGCTAACTGTCGTAAAGATTATTTGCATAAAATATCATTATTTTTAGTAAAAAATTACGATATTATTTGTACTGAAACTTTACAAGTTAAAAATATGATCAAAAATCATAAGTTAGCTAAAGCTATTAGTGATGTTAGTTGGTATGAATTTTGTAGGCAATTAGAATATAAATGTTTATGGTATGATAAAAAATTTGCACAAATTAGTGCATATTTTGCATCGTCACAATTGTGTTCTAATTGTGGATATAAGAATTATAATGTTAAAAATCTCGACATTCGTGAATGGACTTGTCCTAAATGTAATACTTGTCATGATCGAGATATCAATGCAGCAACTAATATTCTCAATGAAGGACTAAAATTATTATAATTTTAATATATAGAACCGTAGGATATACGGGAATAGCTTACTGTCTTAATATAAGACGTAAAGTGAATTTATATTTACAATACGCATTTATTGGGTAAGAACCTCGTGACTTTAGTCATAAGAGGATGTCAGTGAAAGGAATCATTAATAATGTTAGGAAGAATAAAGTTTACTGGAAAGATTCATTCTATTAATAGAATTTCAAATGAGCTATTAAGAACTGATATGTTCGCAGGTAATTGTCTTGTTAAAGAAAAAATTAGATGTAACGATGTTTTATTGTTAACTATCGAAACAGATTATGAAATCAATACTACTTATTTAGTTTCTTTAAGTGATAAATATAAAGTAGATATTGAATATTCTTTAAGCGATCACATTAACAATATTAAACATACTGGCGTTATTGTTTTTGAAAATAATAAAGCTGAAATTTTAGAGCATAGGACTGATATCTATGAATGTTAAGTTTGGTAGAAAAGTTTGGAAAGAAATTATTATTAATAATTTTAGAAGAGATTGCGAAATTTATGAGATACCTGGTATAAATTGTAAAATACGTGTCGGTAAAGAAAAAATTACTTTAGTTAATAATAAAATTGGACTTGAAAAAAGTTTCAATAATGCTCAAGTTTTAGAAACTCTTATTAATAAATACGATGACTTTAAAATAACAGGAACTGTTATATTGTTATTTGGATATTATTCTTTTATCTGCAATCAAAAACGTTATTTATTCTCTGAACAAATTAAAGACGTAAAAAAAATAACGCCAAATTATCAAACTTTAGAATTTAATGCTGAACGATTAACAAGAAGCACTCAACTTTTTAACGATGCTTTGAGTTCTCATCTTAGAAATTTTCAAGAACAATATCGAAGAGCTCAAGAAATAAGTGCTCAAGAAATGTCGACTAGATTTGTTGAAGAACTTATTAGATTTAATGATAGTTTAAGAAGAGGACGGTGATCATTTTCAATGAATAATAGTTTACGAAAATTGTTTAAACAGCAACGTCATAGATTTAATCCAGAAAGTTTGTTAAAAGATTTAAAAGCTAATAAGGAAAAGAAACATTTGTTCGATAAAGTTAAAGAAATGGAAGAAGCTAAAAAAAATGAAGTTCTTGAACCAGATCGGAACAATTATCCACAATGTAAAATTAATTTAGTCGAACAAATGCAAAAAGAAATTGAGGAAGAAAATACTTCGAATGAACCGACGGACGATATTCCTCAAGAAATTTCTGTGCATGCTGATTGCCCAACAGTAACTTTAGATAACTGGACAACTGAAGAGCTTGTTCGAGCTATTCAAAAAGGCAAAGAAGCAGCTAAGCATATTTTACAGAATTATG